TTAATTTTCTTGTTTCTTGAGAGATATGATACTCTCAAACTTATCGGCCGCAGCTTTGTCTGCTGTTCTGAGTAAGTGACCGTAAGTGTTCATGGTTGTTGTAATATTTCCGTGACCGAGCCGCTCAGAGATGACTTTGGCATGGACGCCCTGATTGATTAGCAAAGTAGCTGAGGTATGGCGTAGATCGTGAAAACGTATATACCTCAGACCGTGCCTTTTAACAAATAGACGGAACCAGAAAGAAGGTCGTTCATGGTGGAACGGTCTCCCGTCAAGGTGGGAAAATATAAAGTTACGCTGGTTACCTTCTACGTCTACGCACCCCTTCCAAGATTCCCCAAGATTCTCCTTTTCCCTAATACAGTAATAGTAATAATCTTTCAATTCATCTAAAACAGAAGAGGGGAGCGCAACGTTTCGCCTAGACCTCTCGGTCTTGGGACTTTTAATTATTACCTTTCCTTTCTCCGAATGAGTGAGGCTTTGTTCAATACTGACAACACCGTTTTTCCAGTCGACATGCTTCCACTCTAACCCGAGCAACTCACCTCGCCGCATTCCTGTTGTCAGAGCGAGCGTAATCATTATGCGCCAGTGGTATGGTTCCTTCTGTAACGCTCCAAGAAGTTGTTCTACCTCAAGCTCATCGTATGGCATGTTTATTTTAGACTGAACTTTTGGTTTTTTGACGCTGGCTGAGGGGTTGCTCTTTATCAGGTTTCACTCCACAGCTCGTGTAAGAACATTTGTAATAATTTTATGATCGTATTGGATAGTGCTAGACGAAAGCCCGCCTTTTTTCCTATCCCCTCTTACCCCATCCTTTTCCAGAGAGTGTATATAATTTACAATGTGAATCGGCCTGATCTCGTTCAGCCGCAAATGGCCAAATGTTGGTATGATTCTATTTTTTAGATTTTGTTCATATACATGCAGCGTGCGGTGGGATAAGTGCTTGGTCGCATATTTTTCCCTCCATTCTTCTACAAACGTCGCGAACGTCATCTTTTCAGGGGATATATATGCGCCCGATTCAACTTCAATTTTAAACTTGTGTAATTCCGTCTCAAGAAAGTCCCGCAATTTCTTAGTTGTCCTCAGCAAGGATTGATCTTCCACTCTTACAGTTTTAGTTCTTTTAATACGCTTACCGTTAGGGCTATGTCCTGCTTCAACAATAAGTCGCCATGAGTTGTTACCACGTTTCTCTATAGATGCCATTTCTTTTTACTCCTTTCGAAAAACGGCCTTGCGTAATATTTTCTTCTATAGAAAAGAGCGACTATTATAAATCGCTCTTTTCATCTCAATCTGAATCAACCACATACACGACAACTTTACCATGAATCTTAATTTCCGATATGTTTCCATACGATACTAGGTAATCCGTGAAACTTGGGTCTGTAGAATCCGGTCTGAAAATTACCCTACTGTTCACTTTATCGTTATAAAATCGTTTAACAGAGTATTCGTTCCCATTACTGTATATAACTATGTCACCGTTGTTAAGTTCAGAAAGTTCGATGTTTTTGACAACTATCAACGAGTTATGAGGAATCACCTTATTCATGGATTCCCCGTTTACTCTCATGATGTAAATGTCTTCTGATCCAGCCCATTTTCCCATCATGTCATCCGGCAAGGTTATCGTCTCCACGTTGTCTTCCGTGATGGTATTGACCTCTATCGGTTGACCAGCCGATATAGATATTGGGTAAAAGGGATAATCGGATGTTTTCAGCATACATGAATTGGATTTCTCAAGCCCAAGGATATAATCAGAACTGACTTTAAAAAATTCACTAAGTCGTTTGATGTCTTTTCCTTTCGGGAAATTGTCCCCGCTTTCCCATTTAGTAATAGTAGTGTAGGTCTTTAACCCTAAAATGTTGGCTAGTTGCTGCTGGGTTAGTCCCCTTTGTTCTCTTAACAACTTAATAATCTCACCAGTAGTACTCATCGTCTCACCTCCTTTAACTAAGTATACTTAATATATGATAATAAATCAACAGAACTCAGAGGCATCTATTGTATAACATAAAAAAGTGATAATAAATCATAAAAAGGGTTGAAACATGATTTATTATCATGTAAAATATAACCATAGTACGAAAAAGGCGGTGGATATATGGTAACAATTGCAGAATTAAGAGCTAGAAATGGAAAGATGACTCAAACTGAGCTGGCAAAGAAGATTGGAACTTCTCAGACAACAATCAGTGCTTGGGAAAAAGACATAAGTGTCATTTCAGCTCCGCATCTTAGAAGATTGTGCTTGTTTTTTAATGTGAGTGCCGATGACTTACTGGGAATTGATTTAATGGTTAAAAAATGTATGTGACATGATTTATAATCATAAACGCTTAGGGAAAGGAGTTTGAGGCATCATGACCGCTGTAGAAAAAGCAATCGTCGACATTATAGCGGCTCAAGTAGCGGAAGCCGAGAAACGTATTCTCGAACGACTATCCGCCGCAACAGGTCGCACACTGACTTTTACGGAAGCGTGTGAGTATCTACGAATATCTGAATACACTCTACGCCAACTATGCCGAGAAAAACGAATCCCACATCGGATAATCGGCTCGGAAGGCAGCAAGAAACCGCGGTACCTGTTTAGTACCGTCAGTCTGGATCGATGGGTCCGCGAGCAAGAGGAACGGAATTATCGTTTATGAAAGGATGATCACGAAAATGAATAAAATTACAGCCGCCGGGTATGGCCCGTTAATCAAACGTGAAGGAGTGCTTTACAGGGTAATTAGATAAGTATCGGAAGTAGGAAGGTCAGGGTTATAAGATATAGTTAAAGGTTCGCAAGTAATTTTATGTAAATCACTGAGCGCGGGTATTAAACGACTGAATTCTTCCTTATCAATCTTAATCCTAAAATGACTATTTAGAGTTTGTAACAAATCGTTATCGCTTGTTCGGGATCGGCGATACTGGCGTTCTTTATTTCATCTAATGCGGCCAATACCTTAGACGCTATCTCAATCATACAGTGGCCTCCTTTCTATATAAAGATTATAAACCTATATTATCAGGAAACGGGATTTATTGGAAGAGGTGTAGGGAACAGCCGGCTGGCACAAGTAAATAAAATTAAAAATTGGAGGAATGTAAATGGGATGCGATATTCATCTGTTTGTTGAGAAGAAGGTCAACGGGGCTTGGAAGGTGTTAAAGGGGATTAATGAACCGAGAATCCAAGATCTTTGCTCAACGTTGCAGAAAGCCAAAGAACGTGGGGCGGATACATTATGGCTAGAGGATTGGATTAAAGAAGAGAAAGAGGGAACGTGTGATTTTGTCAACATTCCTAGAAACTATCGCCTCTATGCCGCTCTTGCTAATGTCCGAAACTATGACAGGATAACGCCGATATCAACACCGCGGGGACTCCCTTCCGATATGTCAAGGGTAGTATACGAACAAGAAAATGAATGGTACTGGGGTCATGATCATTCTTGGTTAACCGCAAAGGAGCTATCCGAGTTTGATTGGAATCAAAAGATTAAGTTTGAAGGCTTTGTTGATGACGAGCAATACTCGGAGTTTTTGGAAAACGGCGTTCCGACGTGGTGGCACTTTGAACAGCGTAGTTGGGGAAAGCCATACAAACACATACAGTGGACAGAGACGCTTAAGGACTGCGTTGATACCTTTTACACTTGGTCTATCCCAAAGTTAATAGAGTTGGCTGACGGTGATTTGGAAAGTGTTCGTATCGTTTTCTGGTTCGATAACTAAAAAGAAGAAAGGAGTAATCGCATGAGTCGATGGCAAAGGTTAGCGGAAATGGACCTTATAAATTTGTTTCCGTATATAGTCGGCAGGATCGAGGGCATCGTCGAATCACAACTAGCCGACGACAACACTAAAATTAACGAAATTAAAAAGATTTTACTCGCTCTTAACGAAGAACTAGACGGGAGGTATTCCGAATGAATCTATCGACAATGCTCCGGGAATCCGCCGGAAAGACATCCGGCGTAGTCTACGCAACCGGCATAATGAAAGGCCGCGAAGTACTACGCATGGTCGCGGACTGCCGGGCGCAGGAAACGATCCGCGAAACGACATCCCGAATCCTTAGCGAAGGGAGGCGATAAGGCTTTGAACAACAATTTAATGTCGGTCGAAAGTCAGACGGAATACTCGATTACATCCGGCCAGACGGAAACGCGGATTTTCATAAAGTTTTATGTGGAGGCGGTGCGTTCGGGCATGGTCGCAGATATCGGTCCCGAACGGCTGCAAACGCTAATCGTACTGGCGTCATATATGAACGAAAAGGGCGAATGCTACCCCACGCAGGAGATGATCGCAAAGTCACTCGGGATTTCCCGGGAGAGTGCAACCCGTAGGATACGTTCCCTTCGAAAATACAAATGGAAGGGGCGGAACTTGATCGAGGTAAAGAGAACGAGGGACCCGCAGACGCAAGCGTGGGCAAATACGATATATACGATTCTGCCCGTTAGTAACCTCGGAATCTTCGATGGCGACCGTAAGTGACGCAAACGTCACGTAGCGGGCGTCACGTGGCCGACGTCACACTAAGAAGAACTATATAAACAAGAACTATATTAACTAGAACCATAAACATTACGCTGCGTCACTTCGTTCCTCGCGGTCGATGCCAAAATATATACCTAAACATATATTGATGCATCGATTTGAGAAGAACCTGAAAGGTTATTCGAAGAAGGCAAAACAAACGGACGCGACGGGCGGCCTAAAGGAGGCGTACGGCTTGGAAGATATCTGGGACATTGACGACTGGGTAGAAGAAGCGACTATACAGAAGGTTTATACGTTTTCTCCTAAGGATGTTGCGACCGCTTTAGGACTTCCTCTGCACGTTACTGCTGAAAGATTATTTCAACTTGTCAACCGTGGAAAAGTCACCTCACATTTCGAAGTACGCTGCCCAATCTGTTTTTCGGCGACACCCGTAGACCTCGAGATACTGGCCGCTGACCCGACATGTGCGTGTGGTGAGCACGTATACGAAGTTACTCCCGAGTTGATTTACGTGTTTTTTAAAATCAGACCCGAGTATATCAACTGGGTACAGAAACAGAACGAAAATTACCGAGGAATTAGACGATTTACTAACCGTTAGTATTATCCGTCCACCTCAGCGAGAAAATCGATAATTTCCCGAAAGGAGGCCGTTAAAATGGCGAGTAAAAAGATCGACATCCGCCTGACCGAAAACTTCCGCCTTCGAGCGGACGATCGGAACTTTATTATCATGGAACGAAGATTCACTGATCCAACGAGGTCCCCGAACTGGGAGGGCCTTAAGAAAAACGGAAAGTCACCCGAACCGCGGGAGACTTGGCGGGATTCCGGTTACTACAAGTTAGGCCAATTCGGACTAATGGCAGCGATAGAAGACGTCATTATCCGAGAGGGTAATAACCGAGGTAGTGCCGTAGGTAGCTTGGGCCAGTTGCTTGCGGAATACCAGAGAATTGCTGACGAAGTTCGCGACACTATCGGGACTAATTGGCATGAGTTGGGGGTGCCTCGGTATTTTGGTAGCGAAAATTAAGTCAGATGACTGGCGGAACCTTCCAATCGAGAAATGGAACGTCCGCACCGTTCATGCTTATTTTATCGAGATGAACCGCGAACTATACGACGCGGAATACGTACCTATGCGAAACTGGAAATTTGAGCAGGGCGTGATCAAGCGGAATCTGAAATCATACGGACCAGAAGTCTTACAGAAGGTATTCGATCGGGCATTCCGGGAGTACCGGCCATCCCGGAAGTACCCGATCCTGACGGCAGGGTTTGTACTATCGTATATGGCCGGGCGGATACTCCCGCAGGTGCTGGCGGCGGAGAAGAAGACTGAGGAGCAGGAAACGGATATATCGGAGCTATCATCGTGGCTCTAGAAGGAGGCGTAGACAAATGACAAAGGTAGCGGAAAAACAGACCGGGGAGTTATCGTCGGACCTCGCAACCCTGACGGCAGAGATAAACGCTTATAAACGAGTTGCGGGTGAGGCCATATTCGAAATTGGTCGACGATTAAAGCATGTAAGAAGGGAAAAACTCGCCGAAGAACGTGGCGGTTGGAATACTTGGTGTGAAAACGACTTGGGGATGTCTCGACGTTATGCAAATATGTTTGTGAGAGTTACCGACGAATTATCCGAAAGTGGGAAGACGTCTTCCCATTTGGGAGTTGAAATGTTGTATCAAATCGCAACACTCCCGCCAGAGGAGCGCACCAAGCCGCACACAATCCCATCAACCGGTCAGACGAAAACGGTCGAGGACATGACCGTGCGTGAACTCCGAGAAGTCAAGGCGGCACTTAAAGCCGAGGAGAAAGCACGGAAAGAGGCCGATGAACGAACCGAAGCAATCCGGGATACGCTAGAGGCGATCCGGCAGCAGCCGCCTAAAACGGAATACGTGCCCGACCCTAGGGTTAGCGACCGGCTAAAACGGTATGAGGCAAAATACGGAGACATTGACGGTATCGTCACCGATAGGATATCGAATCATACCGAGGTTGACGGTGCAGCTGCACAATTTGCTGACGATGTCCAGACGTTTCTCCTGAACTACGCCCACCTGACCACGTTTAAGGCATCATTTACGGGAATTTCCGATGAAGCTTACGAGAATTACGTAACAAGCCTCGACGCGCTAAAAGAGTTTATTAACGGGATGCAGCGAGTCTTGGACGGGGCGCCTAGGGGCAAAGCGGAAGTGATTGATATTAATGACGTTAGGGTGATGTAAGGAGGTTATGGCGTGGAGAAGAAGCAACTGACGGTGGAGGAACTAATGAAATTGGAAATGGACGAACTTCAAGAAATAATTGAAAACAACATAAAAGAAGCAGAAGTACTACTCAATATCATTAGGAGGGTTTAAATGTGGAAATTGCAAAGCTAGTCTTAAATCGGAATGGGAAATTTGCAATCGAATTTGATACGAATCAAGAGGTGCTTAACGTACTCGCGCCGATTGTTTCACAAATTTTTTCTACTCAACAACTGGCTGACACAAGCAAATTACGGGCCATCAAGAGGGGAACCGTACCCAAAACAGATAATATACAATTGCGTCTTGCCCAGCCGAAAACACCGCAATTAAGGCTAACTCCGAGGCAAGAGAGGGAATTAGAAACCCTTTGGTTAGACATAAGGTCGGCAGTTGAGTATTTCTGGAAGCTATGTCGGACTAACCGGAAGCAGGAGTCAAAAAGCCGAGTCTACAAAGAACTGTTCGACGAGTTCGAAGAAGTCACGGGATACAGAGCCAAACGGAAAATGACGTTAGGCAGGGTTGATCCGAGAAGTTTGGTACTGAATACGCTTATCCGAGAAGGAAAAGGTCCGGAGTTTCTGTCCTTCGTACGATCAAAGGCACGTGTATTTAACTCGGAATTAATCCGCATATAGGAGGCGCTGTATGAAAACTAAAGCCTATGTCGTAGACGCTTGGCAATTTAAAATTGGATTTTGCAAAGGCGGCATATGGACCTCCTTGCCAATGTCAGATGATGAGCTAACGAATTTCATGGAGCGTCTGCGAGAGATGGGAATATTCGACCCGATAGTGATGGTGTACGATGCATCGGCCCTCTACAAAAAGACGATAAAATCGCTTTGGACGGAGGACACCCGGCTTAGATTAGTCGAGTTGAATAATTTTTTGCTCGAATTAGAAGGAGGGTGATCTTAAGTTGTCTCATTCAAAAAACTGCATCCTGCGGCAACATTGCAAAAACGCTGACACCGACTTGTGCAATCGTATGTGTTCCTATTACGTCGGGCTCCATGGTTATAATGGCTTGGGCGGCCGGTACGGAGCAGCGAACATACCGACAGAGTACCAATTCATTACGCTTACCTCGTCTCCGGCCCGCGAGGTTCAAGCGAAGATATACGATTTCCTGAAGAGTTACGTAGGCACCTTTCCCCGTCAGTTTGAGGCTGATGCCGAGCCGATCAAATCGCTGTATCTGCGCTCCCATACGACAGGGACCGGAAAGACAACGACAGCCTGCGCAATCGCAACGGAATACCTTATCTGTCACTACATCGGGAGCCTCCGTCGGGGACGGCAGCCACTGGAAAGGCCAGTCTATTTCCTCGATGTAAACGCATGGCAAAACGACTACAACGAGTTCAACCGGAGGAATATACCTGAACACATCGGGGAGGCCGCATCTGCCCGGTATTACGCCGCTCAAAAGCACGCAATGGAGGTACCGCTTGCTGTATTAGACGATATCGGAGTCCGGGACTCTACGGAGGCATTCCGCGGGGACCTCCATCGGCTGATCAATACGCGGGTAACGGCCGGCCTTCCGACTGTATATACCTCAAATATTCCGCTGGCCGATCTAAACGAGGTATTCCGGGAGCCATCACCTCGGCTTGTCGACCGCATACGGGATAGGTGCGCAGAACTAATATTTGTCGGCGAAAGCAAAAGGGGGTTAAGACGGTGAGTGTACACGGTGAGCAACTGCTTTCAAAAATAGTGGATACAAACGACGTTCTGGCTCTTAAGAAGTACGGGATCGAACGTTACCACTTTGCAACAGAACCAGAGTGGGCCGCCTATGACTTTATCGTCAGGTATGCGAGCAAAAATGGAGGGAACGCGCCGAGCTATGCGACGTATGTCTCTGCTTGCCCTGATGTGACGTATATACCGGACGTGTCGGACAGCTACGAGTACCTAACTTGGGAGCTAAAGGATCGTGCCGGAAAGAAAATGGTAGCCGACTTGTTCAATCCGACAAAGGGTAAGCGAACCTCTGAAGTCGAGGAGAAATTCTCGGAGCTATCGTTTGATGAGTTTGTTGCATGGTTTACAAAGGAGTCCGACCGCATAAAGGAGACGCTTAACGTCGGAACCGGCACAAAAATAGGCCGTACGCTGGACGAAATGTCCGCGGACTTTCTACGGGAATATAAGCGCAGAGAAGCCGGTAAATCGTTCCGGCTATGGAAAACCCCTTTTGAGGCGTTAGACCGGGAAATTGGCGGGTTTTACAGCGGGGATATCTACGGAATCATGGCGGAGTCTGGCCGGGGGAAGACGTATCTACTCATCGCGATTGTAGATAAGCTGCTCCGGCAGGGCGCGAGTGTCCTCGTCAAGTCCTACGAAGTCAAAGAATACGTTTGGCTGGCTCGGCTTATCTCAGTTGCGACTGCGGTAGATGGGCTCTTTAAGGACGAGGAGACACAGACACCACTGGGGATTCCGAACAAAGCCATTCTATCGGGAAAGCTAGAGGATTTCGTCCGGGAGAACTTTGAGGACGTCGTATCCAAGCTGGCCGACTACTATCCCGGGAAGCTCTACTTTCAGGGGAAAGGTGGCTCCGAGCTTACGCGAACCCTCGATGATCTCGAGCGTGAGTTACAAACGACTAAAGTTGACGTAGTAATTCTAGACCCATTCTACGGTTTGTCCGACGTATACGGACGAAACGCAAACAAAACGGCAGGTGGTGCGGCTGAGTATGCGGCCTCCCGGTTCGAGAGGATTGTCGGGGAAAATGATGTCGTCGGATTCTACAGTATCCAGGTGACCGTGGAAAAGAAACGGCTTGACGAGGAGGAGCAGCGGGAGCTAAAGACTCCCAAACGCGATCAGGTTAAGACGACCAAACGACTCTTAGACATTGCAACGGTTCTGCTCGGGTTTGACTCTATAGAAAAAGAGGGTATAGCCGCATTGGGCATAGAGAAGGGGCGAAATGGCGGCGAGGACTTCCGGCTGGACCTTGTGGCACTACTAGATTACGGAGTCCTGCGGGAGTACCCAAAAGCCGAGGAGGCCGCGGAGCAGTTTACAGGAGTTTTCTAGGAGGTGGCCGGATTGTATATCGATGTGCTATACGAATTAGAGCAATTTGACTGGCGAAACGTCCGGCCAGCAGTCGATAGCTTTATCGCAAGTTCGCCGTTTCGCACGGATGATGATACTCCGTCATTCTTCGTAGACCTTCGGGAGGACTCCGATTATTACGGTTGCTGGCATGACTTTGGCGGCACTGACCCGGAATGGACCAGCGGAAATTTTACGAAGCTTCTATCGTTTCTGATGGACGTTTCTTACAGAGAAGCAGACGAATATTTGCGGCGTAAATACGAAAATGACGAACAACAAGAAACACCCGTCCTTAGGCGCGTTAGATTATCGGCAGAAAGGCCGAGAAAGCCGGTACTCCACGTCGGTCTACTTGAGGAATACCGCCATGACCATCCGTATTTAGCATCCCGTTGTATCACCGCAGGTGTCCAACGGGAAATGCAGACGGGGTACTGTCCAAGCAAAAATGCCGTTACCATTCCGTGGTTTGGTCCAAACGGGCAGTTACTCAATATCAAGTACCGCAGCGTAACCGGAAAGAAATTTTGGTACGTGAAAGGTGGGCGTCCCATTAAGGAGCTCGTATACGGCATCGACTATATCTACCGGCATCGTTGCCGGCGGGCTGCGATCGTGGAGGCCGAGATCGATGCGCTGACGCTTATGAGTGCGGGCGTTCCTGCGGTTGCTGCCGGTGGAGGTGTGATTAACAAGGAGAAGGCGGCTGTAATTATACGAAGCCCAATTGAGGAAATTTTCGTTATGTCCGATCATGACGACGTTGGGCAGGCGCTTAAGCGAGAGGTTATCCGTATGCTAGGCGGGGACTTGCGCGTCGGAGTTGCGGGGTTTCCCAAACGTTATAAGGACGTGAACGAGGTGGCTCAGGCTGAGGGATTGCAGAAATTAAGGGAATATTTCGAGCGAAGAAAATTATGTAAAAAATTTTTAAGTTAATGTTACACTTTAGCGATTTTATGATGGTATATAAATAGGAGGGAAAAACGGGTTGGATAAGAGCAAACTGAATACTTTGGCACTTAAGGCAAAACTCGGATGTGAAGAATCTCTCTGGAAAATAAAGGCGGAATTAATTGGCGAAATTCATAAAATGTCAAACCACAATTGGCACAGCATACGAAACGAAGCCAAATTCGAAGAATCATGCTTCACGAGGATAGACAGTGCGGTTAGGGCTTTTGATCCTAGAAAAGGAAATTTCTATAACCTAGCAATGTTTAAGATAAATAGTTGTTTGAAGGAATCGCGTAAGAGATTTAGTGAGACTCCTGTAGTTATCTCTTTATCCGAAAAACGCTCAGAGATTGAGCTTGAGTCGACGGTAATAGATGACTCAGCAGTTATCGATGATGGATTGATGGTTAACGAGAAAATCGCCCTCTTAGCGGAAGGCGATCCTCGAAAGGAGATGATACTAAAGCTATGGGCAAGTGGTATTGATGAGACGAAGTACATCGCAAGGGTGATAGCCAAAAATTGCGGAGGTAAGATTTCATCAAACCGGACGTACACCCATCGCTTCAGGGCTAGATGTCGAAAGGCACTAGCGTAAGTATCAATTCATTGTAATTATATTCCATATTAAAAGATTTGTCAACGTTTGAGGTGATTCGGATGAAAATCGAGGTTACGCATCATGCGGTCGAAAAGGCGGTGACATCTCTACGAATCAACCGGAAAATTGCCAATGAGTGGGTACGATCCAACGTCAAGAAGGCCCGGTACATCGCCGATATCATCGCAGAAGACGGCACCCCATCGAGATTATTTGCAGGCGGAGGGGTACTATTCATCCTTGCGCAGGACAACGACATTGTCATAACGCTTTACCCCGGAGACAATCCCATAAATATCATACGACAAAAAGTCGAATCTGTGACGCAAAAAGAACTACGCAAAGTTGAACGAAAAGAACGAAGGCATCAACGAGAAGCTAAAATCGCTAAACTCGAACTGGCCGTCGAGCGAGCCGCGTGCTTGCTCCGGGCTGAAAAGACCCGTAGCCAGTCTGTGAAACTCGCGATGGCCGCCCGGGTGGCCGCGATCGACCAATACATTGAGCAACTTGACCACGATCTTGCGGAGGTTCAGGCCGAAAAGCGCCGCGTGGCCAAGGCCGTTGCTGCCTACATGATATAGTTTGCGTTTCAGCCGCTGGGCATCTCGGCAGGTGCCCGGTTGCGGACGCGCAAACGCGAAGTCCGACGATAATTAACGAAAAGGAGCGATTGAATGGGAGTACGTGAATGGCTTAAAGAGCGTGAAGAAGAACGCAAGAAACGGGCTAACGGCGGCAACGACGGCCTGCCGGAAGGTGTAACAAGGTATGTACGTCTTGGTTCTGAGCTGGCTGACGGCAAGGTGTTTGCGTTGCTTGCCGGCCCTGACGATTGGTATTTCTATCATGTCCATGAAGACGGGGATTTTGCAACACGAACAACTTTCGTCAAAAAGCATACATGCCTACACTCCCCGAAAGATGTCGGAGCAGACTTCGGAGAGTTTGCGAAAAGAAATCCGAGTGTTTGTCTGTCGTGTAGGGCCAATGCTAAACGTAAATTGTACTTTATGGTCCCGGTCTATGACTTCGAGTATAGGACGTGGCGAATCCTCGACCTTAAGGAATTTCACGCGATGAACCTAATCGATGACTACGACAAGCTGGAGAAGGCAGCCAAGAAGTTTGCGAAGGATTATACACTTGTCGGGGACGTCGTACTCATCCAGAAAACATCCGATGGAAAATCCTACTCGCTCACCTCGGCAGATATCGATGAAGAGATTCTGGTGGAAGCACAAAAGTTTATCGGAACAGATGAAATAAAGTATGCGGAGCTAGCTAATTTCCGAGATGAAGAAGACATTCGGAAAATCCTTGAAGAGGCTGCTGAATTCGATGACAGTAAGGTCGACGTGTACGTTTTACGTGAGCGGTTCACTGAGCCTGACGATGTTGATCCGAAGTTTTAGGATGTTGGATTTTTTGAAACTTTACGTAGCGGAGTTCGTTTTCACATTCTTAGTGTTGTCTTTGTTTTTTGGGTTTTTCTTAGCTATTTCTTTCGGGATTTGGAAGATAGCTGCCATAGCAGTAGTAGCAGTTATTGCTCATAAAGCAGAGAGATTATAAGGGGGACATTGAATGCATCAACAAATTGAAAATAGTTTTAAATATCATTCACCAAAGCCGGGACAGCCCGAAAAATATACAGAATTACGAGAAGAGGCGAAAGAACTCGCATACCTGATTAATGAAATTTGCCCGAACAGCCGGGAAAAATCGTTAGCCATAACGAATTTGGAGCAAGTTGTTATGTGGGCAAACGCTTCTATCGCAAGGAATGAGGTGTCTGAATGAACTTTCGAGAAATGTGGGAAGCCGCCCTGTTTGCAACAGTTGTTGGGGGTACGATGATGGCTATATCTGCCGCTTGGATACTATTGCTATCTTGGCTTAAGGTAGTTATATCCTAACAAAAAGCAATAAGGAGGCGATAACAACTTGGCGCATTACAGCGAACAACGGGGAAAGGCATCACAGCTAGCCGCAAAACTCGCGCTAGTATCATCCGGCTGGGTCGTAGCTGAGCCGGAAACAGAAGAGCCGTATGACCTCATCGGGCGCGATCCGGTCAACGGCGAGTGGTACACATTCCAAGTCAAGACGATTCGCAAACGGTATGACCGCGGGGGTGACCTCGTCGTCTATGCAAAAAAGAATAACGGCGAGCCATATTCGAAGTCCGACGCTGACTATATCGTTGGCGTACTGGGGGAAGAAGACGAGTCGCCGCGCGTATTTTACTTTGTGAACCGCGGGATCGGTGAGTACTGGGCGTCAGAAGCACGGGCAGCAGCACGCTGGCAAGAGTTGCCACTGGCATTTGACCGGGAGCTGGTCGCGTGCCCGAGCTAGATCGGTTTAACCCCGACGACACGGACCCAATCGTTGCATCATGTGCGAGCTGTGATGGCGAGATTTACGAGGGAGACAGCGTTGTGTTAACGACTGAGGGAGATTTCGTCCACGATGAGTGCTTTGCGGCATTCGCAAGGGAGACTTACCGGAGTGCTAGCGGAACGATTGACGCCAATGGGCGGATAATTTGAGGAGGGTTCGTATGGGTAAATTACGTGAGATTAACGGTGGAGTGTTTCGCGAAGTTGATGGATCACCTGACGTAGGAGACTTTATAGTTTACGACGAAGTCCCCGCACATAGTTACTACCTCACTGCGGGTAAACCGTATGAGGTCATAGAGACTGGTTATCACGATGGGAACTATGTCTTAATCGAAGATGACGAAAACGAGGAGTATAACGCAATTAATGATGACTTCACTGTCTTGAAACGGGTAAGCCAAGCGGGGGCTCTTCAGTATTTACTAGACCAACGCAAAGCCGAGGTCACCGAGCTTGAGAAGAGGCTAGAAGAAGAGGTTGGTCGACGACTAAAGGTCGGTGATTACGCGAAAATCATAGAGGTATACCCCTGCGATTCTTCCTACGGGGCTGCTGTCGGAGATATCGTACAGGTAACCCATACTGATTATAGCGATGTGCCATATAAATGTAAGGGACCTAAATATGAGTGTTGGTTTTGCACCCGGCAACTAAAGCGAGCCACAGACGAAGAGGTAGCGGCAGCCAAGCAGGAAGAAAAGTGGGCGAAGATCGGTCGGAAGGTCAACGAGTTTAAGGTTGGGGACATCGTACGATATGAATATAAATCGAAAAATAATAACGCGATAGGAAGGAGTGGATTTTCCGGAATTCTCGCGGAGATCGACGATACTAGGCTTGGTTTCAAGCGTAAGATTGACCTTGTACATCTGGTAAAACCATCGTTTGTAGACGATGATCACGACACTTGGGCGAAGCTTGGGGACGTTGCCCTCGTTGTGACCGTCGAAAACCGCATTGACCAATAGGAGGCGGTAACCACGAAATTCAAACTTACGCTCAACACACGCTCTCCGACGGACACCTCCCGAATAAAAGAGGCGGTACAAAAACGCAAAGCCGCTGGGGTCGCTGAAACACCCGAAGAAGCATTCGAGCGAATCGGCGCGATGGCCCTTACGCCCAAGCAACGTATGCAACTTGACGCCGCATTTGTCGCATTCAGGTCCGGAGAGATAGGCAGTCTTCGGACCGACGGCAAGCGGTGGACCAAGGGCGATATGCTCGCGGCAGGGGCGCGGATTTTGCAAAAGCGTAAGGAGGCCGAGAGGGAGCGGCGGATCGAAGAGGTGCTTGCATCAAAGCCTGAGAATTTCCACATCCTCACGCATGATTCGGAGCTGCCAGCGTTTGTTGAGCGGCTTCGAACGGAGTGTAAACGGCAGATGACGGAATGGGCTGGAAAATACGACTTTCTCGGCGTGAAATCGATGACGGCAGGCGACTTTGAGGGTACTGGGGTCGATTCGTATATTGACTTAAGTATCGGGTTTTCGATCTGGCTGCCGTTGCTGGGCGAGGGCTATTACCTTCCGTATGGGCATGTAGATATGCGGGGAGTCGAGGGCTTCGAGTTTTTAAATGATACTTTCGCTTTCAAGATCGGTGACCCACAACTCACGCGCTCGAAGGTGCTGGGCGCAATCAAGCCGTATCTATGACAGCCAATCCACGGCAAAACGTTTCATATGGGGTCCGCCCGGTATGATTTGCACGTTGCTCAAAACGACGGTTACGAAATCCGTGGATGCGTGTGGGATACGTTGGATGCGATGCACCTCCTCAACGAGCACGAGGAAAAGTACGGGTTAAAAATACTCGTAGAAAAATACGGCAAATATTTTGGCATCCCCGGTCCCATTTATACGTTTGAGGATTTGTTTGGCAACGGATCACCTGCGCCTTTTAGTGTGGAGCTTGTCGGCATCTATGCTATCAAGGACGTCCTGTACAGCTGGAAACTCTGCGAGTGGCAAATGGAGATGATGCGTAAGTCACCCGGCCGGCTGCTCGAGTGTTACGCCGAGATCGACTCTAAACTCCCCGAAGTTGACGTATTTATGGCTCGATGCGGCTTTGAGATCGATTTGGACGGTCTAAAGGCGCTGGAAGCCGAGTTTGAACCAGCACTTGAGCAGGCTAAACGTGACGTGATAGAGACATACGGCATAAACGACGAGTTTATCTGTAAGATGGATCGGACGCTCAGCGCTAAAAAGATTGCAAAGTGGACTGAAGCTCAGAAAGCGCGAATTAAACGATGGGAGGACAGCGTCAAAAAGCAGCAAAGGATTATCGAGGAGTGCGAGTCTGTGGGCAAAACGGGACTGAAGAAGTATCGGGACGCAAAGGAAAGGCTTCTGAAATTATACGCAGAAAAGCCGGCCCCTGCCGTCGAGGAGCACGCGCCCAGGTACGTTACCGAGTTTTCGATCACTAACGGCAATCACCTCGCGTATCTAATCTACGATCACCTTGGCATTGAGGATGTAACTCCTAAGTTTAAACGTGGCAAAGAGCGGTCAACCGCATCAGAAGTGATGGAGGAGTATTACGAGACGGAGACTGCGTTAAAGCCACTAGCGACCGTTGCAGTCTACGAAAAGCTATTAAATACGTATATCCGGAAGATACCACATGCACTTGAGGCGGACGGACGGCTGCACTCGGAATTTAAGGCCGGGGGAACTGCAACGGGTAGGTATAGTTCTAGCGGGTATAAAGGGAGGCCAATCGACGTTTTAGACGAGTTCAAGGAGGGATAAAATGTACTTTACCTTTTATCAAAGTAATCCCGGAGGCTTTACTATTGTAAATGATTCTGTATGTGACGTTGTAATAATTGAAACTGATACGGCAGATCAAGCAAACAAAAAAGCCGAGGAAATTGGTATTTATTTTGATGGGTGTTCTACTGGGAATGACTGCCCTTGTTGTGGAGACAGGTGGGATGCACAATACAGTGACGACAAAGGAACAGAAGAACCGGAATTATACGGGGTACCCGTGTACGAGGTTAAGAGTGGTCTTTTCCGTAGTCAGGCGTACATCTATCATCTAGACGGGACGAAAGAGGTCGTAAATTTCCGTGATAACTGACGACAATTACCACACAGTAGTCCGAAAACTCATCACCAGCAACGAAAAAGTTCCGAAAGGCACGAATCTCCAAAACCTCCCGGCAAAGGGCGCTGGTGTCCGTGTACGTAATTGCTTTATTCCACGCAAGGGCTTTACGTTTATAGGCGCAGACCTCGGTCAGATCCAGCCGCGCATCATGGCGCACATCATGTACGTAAAGTACGGAGATAACTCCATGCGCCAGATTTTCGTGGACGGCGTGGACTTGTATACAAAAATGGCGATGATGACCTTCGGGCTGCCTGAGCAAGTGTGCCTCGATAAGGCATGGTACGATCCCGTTAGTGGTCAAGGTGGGTTTGGGGGAGAGCCGCCGGCGACCGCATATTACCCTCGTAAAATGATGAAAACGGGACAACTAGCGGTGAGTTACGACCAATCACCGCGGGCGTTTGCGAAAAAGATGAACGTTACTGAGGACGTTGCGCACATGTTTTTCGAAAACTTCGACGAGACTTTTCCGTCATTTAAACCGATGGTTAAGGACTATCGAGAGATGATGAAACGGGATGGTTATGTCGAGACTCTGTTCGGTCGAAAACGGCGTTTTCCCGATTTTAACGAAGTCGCCGCGTTTGTAAAACGAAATGAGCAACGGTTGTACCGGCTTTACTCGGAACGTAAAAGGCTACAAAATATTACCAACCCGAGGGATGCTGACCGAAAGAGATTGACCGCAGTGCAAGACGAGATCGACATCCTTTCTGCAAAGCGAGGGCTTGTCGGGTACTGGATCAGAGCCGCCTTTAACGCGGTCATCCAAGGTACCGGTGCCGATATCCTAAAACTGATCGGCATTCGAAATGCGGCAGTGTGCCGGGAACGTGGATGGGAAATGAATGCATCGATCCACGACGAGATCAAAAACTCAATTCCGAACGATCAGTTCACGGCGGAAACGATCGATCTAATCAACGAGATTATGATGAAAACGGTCGAGCTAAGTGTTCCACTCGTAACGGATACGGTTATTGAGCCCTGCTGGATGCAGACCTACAAGCCGGAAGAATGGGACTTCGCAGGCTGCCGGCCGATCATAGAGAAATACGACGAAAAGGGCCGAGTGTATGACGATTATGACGAACGGCTACAGGCCGCGAAAGGAGTTGCATAGATGTACTACGTAATTATGATCGATGATATTCCGTATATGAAAGAAGGTTGCTATATCCCGACATATGAAACGGTGGATGCTGCGGAAAAATGGGCGAGGAAGTTGTCGACATTTGGGGGCTACCGGAATAGCAAGATCGAAGTCACTCGGGCTACCTTTAAGCCTATTACGACAGTTAGTGAGGGGCTGCGCAAATGAGAGAAATATACACGGTGTTTGACCTAGAAACAACCGGACTCGACCCGACGAAAGATCAGATTACGGAGATAGCCGCAATCCGCACTGATCTAATCCGGGAGTATGGCCGGCTTGACGTTCGTATCACGAAAAATTCCGGCACTAAGTTGACACCGGAAATTATAAATCTGACCGGAATCAACGAAAGCATGATGCGAGGAGGTATTCCCGAAGAACTCGCAATTCCACTGCTTGCGTGCTTTATGAGTGGCTCTATAGTGGTCGCCCACCATGCACCTTTTGACTTATCGTTTCTTGCACGGTATCTAGTTGAGCCAAGTTCTTTTGTTTGTACTCGGGTGCTTTCGAAGTTGGTAGAGCCGGGTGAATCAGCGAGTCTTGCCGCAGTTGCTGAGCGTAGAGGTATAGAGTTAACCGGGCACCACCGCGCTATGGCTGACGTGGAGGCAACGGTGAAAATATTCCAGCAACTTAAGGCAGAAGCCGATGCGCTGGGAATACGATATTACAACGTCCTCATCAACGACGAGAAACGGCCGCTGACTTACATTCCAAAGCTCGCGAAAGTCATTGATAAAACAAAGGGGGAGATCGTATCTCGCAAGCAATAGCAGACCAGATCGCAAAGGATTTTGTAACGTATATGGACGGTTGGCACGCAAGGCCCGAGGTATTTGACGATGAGCTCGATGCACAGCTCCATGAATGGTATGCCAACGATCTCAAGTATAAAAAAGTGTGGCCACCGAGAGACGTGCCGTATTTCTCCCCTTCTAGCTCAAACTCGGACCCGAGGGAACTATACCAGAAGATAAACGGAGCTAAAAGAGACGTTGTACAAAAGCCTCCGTATCAAGGCCGTTGGCAACGAATTGGAACTGCGATTGGGGACGTAATTCAACGCGATATACTCATCGCAGAAAGACACCTCGACAACCCGGTATTCAGGTTTGAAAAAAATGTAGATAGAACGCCCATGTTTGAGGAGTTTGCGAAGAAATCTCACGTTATTACTCACCTAAATAAGAAGTTTGCCTTATACGGAACCTGCGACGGTATCTTGCTTTATACATCCAAAGACGGTGAGACCGTCCGAGTCGGGCTCGAAATTAAATCAAAACAGACGACATACTCGCAAACATCGCTTTACTCCATGCGGGAGCCGAAAGATGACCACGTCAAGCAGACGGTTTGTTACTCCATCATGTATGACGTAGATTATTACATCCTTTTCTACGTCAACGCCTCAAAGAAAGGCTGGAACATGTCGGATGAAGATTACGCAAAAAGCCCTGATATACGGGCGTTTGGGATTTACATTACCGACACCATGAGAAGTGACGTTTTAGATACATTCGCAGGTGTACTTGAGCACATAAGTAAAGGAATACCCCCGGCTCTGGACATCGAAAAATGGACATTTAACAACTATAAGCGAGCATGCGCACTCTCTCTTACCGACGAAGAAGTAGACGACATAAAACGAAAGTCTGACCGTATGCTCCGCAGCTCTCTGCCGGACTGGAAAAAGTCGGTTTATCGGGATTGTGTCGAGTATATCACGACTGTCAGATCGGAGGTGACTGAGACTGCCCAAGAAGAGACAGCAAGCTGAACGTTATCTCGGTCTAGACTTATCGCTTCGTGGTCCGGGATTTGCGGACATTGCCATCAAAGACCGGAAGCCTACCTTAATACGATCCGCACACTTTAAAACGACGACCGGTGAGACGCGCGTCCAGTCATATGAGGCGATCGAATCATTCGCATATCTCTTTGTCCGGGAGCAGACGAAGTCAGGTGCGGCCCCATATGCCAGCATAATCCGGGAGGCATGGCCCCCTGCGAGAAACTACGAAAACAACGACAAGGTTCACGGAGCATGGTCGGCAGTGGACCGGGCCCTCGAGCGATTTGGCCAACACGTCACCGACCATCTCTCTCCGTCCACAGTAAAGCGAATTGTGGCCGGGAACGGAAAAGCCGAAAAGGAGGACGTAGCCGAAGAAGTGCGCAAGCTGCTCGGCCTTCCTCTAGACCACGTTTTCGCTAGTGACGATGAGAGTGATGCCTGCGCCGTTGTGCTTGCGTGGCTCATACAAAACGGAGTGATCGACACATGACGCTGGAGGATTACGTTCATACCCTTGAGTACCTAATCGCAGATTTGCAGAGGTGCATCGACATAAAAGAGCGTGATCTTGATCTGTATCGTAAAAGGCTTGACGAGTATAGGCTGGAATTGGAGGAGATCAGATATAAATACCGTAATCACGAAAAACAACGGAAGTAGGCAACTCCCTTTTGACGAGCCGAGGTTACTTGCGTTTATCCAGTCGGCAACCCGTCGATATCCTCATTTGGATACGGCGGAATATACCGAAAGTCTCATCGAAACCATTACGTCAAAGCAAGAGTTCCCGGCCGAAAAGATCACGCACGAAGCGATCCTTAAAGCTTTAGACAACGTCGGCCTACCTGACTCAGACTATCGCGGGGAAGTACAGCTTATGTTTGAGAACACATTAACAAAGCTTGCCCATTTAAATGTAAAGTTGGCTAGTTATCTAATCCAAAAAGGCGATCGTCTGGCGCAAGGTATCATTGCCCCGGTAGAGCGTGCGAAGTTTACCGTTGTTGATGAGCTTAGCGATACAACGCGCGGAGCAGGCGGATTCGGACATACGGGGGTACAGTAAGTCTTAATAAACCAAATGGAGGTAGCGAAATGATATACGGAATTAAGGTAGATGATTATATTTTGGCAACGTACGATACACCTGAAGAAGCGTATGAAGCAGCTAAGTTTGGATATGAATATTTATGGTTGACCAGTGAAGAATCATGTAAAAGCTGGAGATGTGAAACTTGCTGGGGGAAGGGGCATTAATATAGCGTCGCACTAGGAAGTGACGCAGCGATAAGGAGGAATGAGAACGGATGTTTTCAGCGAAAAAAGAGTTTGAACAGTCTTTAATCGGAAATGCCGTTTATATCTCCGGTTATGACAAAGATGGATATGAATGGGACGCACTTGCTTTAGTAAAAAAAGTAAGTGAAGACACTATGACAGTAGTATTGGATACAGGTGATATAGAGGTTGTACACATAGATGATTTTGATGCCGGGTTAAAAATGGAAGTAGTGTGGGAAAGGGAATAGAGGAGGTCGAATAGATGTCGGACGCTGGCGATATGACTCTAGAAGAGCTTTACGATCATGCAAATAGACTGTGCCGTAAACACTGGGCGACCGAGTATACGGGGAAAATCGAATTGGTTAACCGAGACTGGAAACGTCGCATTGGCTACTTTACAGGTTACGACGACGGAACGACTGTACTACGATTTAGCAGAAAAGTAAACGCAAGTCTGCCGATATCGGAAGTCCTTGATACGTTATTACACGAGCTTGTACACTGGTACCTATTTACGCAAGGCCTACCGTGTGGGGACGGAGACGAAGATTTTGTCAAAGAGGCCCTGCGCGTGGGGGCTCCGATTAGTGGTACAAGAGAGGCGCAACGTGCAGCGTACCAATATAAAAAATATACGGAGGAATCTTAGTATGAAAATTACGTTTACACACGGGGAAGATTGGAATATTTGGGTTATCGTAAACCGAAAGACTGGTGGTTGTATGGCAGCAGGCAAGTCTGCATATCGAACCGAAGGAACTGCAAAGTGGGCACTGTCTTACTGGAGCAACCGGCTTAAGCGAAACCGTGAGGATTATGTAATTATCGAGTTAACTGGCGAGGATATGTTACAGCTACTTAGGCGTAAATCGGCTCCGACACTCGACGAACTCTGCGCAAGTATCAACGACGAAAACCGCCATGAGGGGATTGATTTCGGTGAGCCTGTCGGGGAGGAAATATGGTAACTATATACGAAGTAGCAAAGTACTTCATCAAATATGCAAACTCTAGGCGTGAACTCCTATGTCATCTTAAATTGCAGAAACTATGTTACTATGCACAAGCATGGTACTTGGCTTTCTTTGGTGAATCTATGTTTGATGATGAATTTGAAGCCTGGGTTCACGGTCCAGTAAACTACAAACTTTACCTTGATTATAAGAAATTTGGTTGGAGCCCAATTAAAGAGAACACAGAAGGTTTTCAGGAAGATTCCATCTTTGATGATAACCAGCTACACGTTTTAGACCAAGTTTGGGAGAGGTATGGTCGACTTGATGTGAAGGTGTTAGAAGCTTTAACCCACGGCGAAGACCCTTGGAAGAAAGCACGAATGTTGTTGGAAAATGACCCATATTCACCTGCAATCATCGTGAAAGACGATATGATGTCGTTTTATAGAGGAAAAATTAAGGAGGAATAGGGCATGGAGAACGTAAAATACCGGAAGGTTAAACGAGCTGCTAAGGTAGGAGAAAAGATTCGGGCAGTTGATGCGAAGCCGTACTGGGGGCGTTACTACGAGAATGGGGATAAGTTTGAAGTTATTAAAACTTGTGCTAATGGTGTCTTGTGTAGGCGTATCGGCGACGAGGACGAGGAGGGGCGGTTGTACACTCTCTGGAGTAGTGAATACGTAGTCCTTGAGCCAATCGAAGAACCCGATGAAATTTCCGACATCAAGAACGAAATGGAGCGTCTCACTGGCGAGCTAGCAACGTTGGCCCTCCGCGTATCAAAACTGGAGGAGCCGAAATCGCCGCAGGAAATCCGTGATGAGATCGTCGCAAAGGCGAAGACTGATATTGAGGGACTTGCGATAAACGAATACGGGTATGTTCACTTTATAAGACATTTTACGGATAGTAACCCTCCGTTTTATAGAGTAAGACACTTCGGCGCTTCATTCGCAGAGTATATTGTTAATCGCAGAAAGAAGACGGTAGTATGCCTGCTTCGTAGTGCCTTTAAAAAGGAGATTTACGCAAGAGGCATTGCAAAATGCGCACCCGGAGACGTATTCAACTCGCACATCGGTCGAGCCATTGCACTCAGGCGTGCACTGGGGCTAGAGGTGCCTGCGGAATATCTGAGCGTGCCGAATCCTACGGAGATACGTGAAGGGGATATCGTTGGGTATACCCATCCGTTAATACCACTAGTATACGCAGCCGAGGTGGTAGATCACAACTCGTGGTTTATTAGCGGTAGTCGTATGTATCTAGGTGTAGACTATGCGAGGGGAAGACGGATAATCGACGACTCACGCGAGGAGGGCGCGCTTGATGCCTACCTTGCCTAACATTGCCCTCACCGGCAAGCTTCGCGCAGGAAAGGACACCGTCGCCGAATACCTAATCGAGAGATGCGGATACGCCCGTTATGCTTTCGGCGACGGTGTAAAGGACGATTTCCACCGCGATAATCCCGCTGTTCCCCGCCATCCGAAGCCGCGCGCTGCGTATCAAGAGCACGGCCAGACGATGCGGGAGAGATACGGGCATGACGTATGGGTCGTCCGCACAATGAGCCAGATCGCCGCCAGAAAAGACGGCAGGCCTATCGTCATTACGGACGTGAGGCAGCCAAATGAGCTAATCTGGGTCAAATCGTCGGGGTACGTCGTAATTCGCGTCAATGCAACGGATGGCCTGCGAATCCTGCGGGCTGTCGAGTCAAGAGACCACTTTCACTATGCGGACTTGATGCACGAAACGGAGAAGCATATCGACAGCTTCGCCGTTGATTACGAGATCGACAACAATGGCGATCTGTTCGACTTATACGAACAGATCGACGATATCATTGTCCGCGCCCGTCGGGAGCATCGTAACCATCTCGTTTAAACATCAACCAGCCTTGGTACTTGCCGTCGTAATAGTACCGGGCGGTATCGGCGGGAATGCCGAACTTATCATAAAACCTACGGGCCCAGCCGTAATGACGTGTACGATCGAACAAAACTGGGTTAGCGTCGGGCGCTTTGATCACGTCTTCCTTACCGAGTGCGATGCGTTTATTCGCTTTGTCGTACCCGACGTAAAGCTTAATCGGCATGTCCCGGCAACTTAGCATGTCGATTAAGCCGGCACTCAGGCGCAGGCGGCCGTGTACATCTGTGCTGACGTATGGCTCACCGCTGCGGGCGCCATCATTCGCCCACACTTCGATTTCAACCTTTGGCATTTTGAACACCCCATTAATAAACGATTTTACAACGATTATAACACGTAAATACAAGCGATGTAAACGAAAGGGGAGATTACCGTAGGAAAAGCCGACAGAAAACGCTGGGCAGCTAACGTTAAATCGATGGAGATCGTTGCCAAAAACCCCGAGGACGTTACGCCGGAAGATATCGATTTTTTACGTCAGAATTATACTTCAATGGGCGGTCTGTTACCGAAAGGATTTAACGGAGGTGCGTTCTTTACGCCGACCCATGTAGCCCGATTTATGGTCGGAGTCATACGAAATTTATACGAAGGATTCCCGGAAAATATGCGTGTTTTAGAGCCGTCCGTAGGTTCAGGCGTATTTCTAGAGCACTTGCCGCCCGACGCCGAAATAACGGCGCTTGAGATAGACGAGACAAGCGCAAGGGTTACGCAGCTAATCTACCCACACGCTGATGTTATCCTCGGTAATGCACTCGATCACGACCGGCGCGATTACTACGATCTCGTCATCGGTAATCCGCCATACGGGGAAACGGTCGAAACGGAAAAAGAGTACCTAACGCTATCAAAAAAGAAGGGAATATATCGGGGGAAATCGGAGGCTGCGTTTATAGAGTTGGCTATTAGAGCAGCTAGGCCGGGCGGATACATTGCGTTTATTCTTCCTACGGGAATTTCGTTCGCCGGTCACGCCAAAAAAGTCCGTAAATTAATGTACGAAACGTGCTGGCAGGTCGCTACTATCATGCTGCCGGGAGAAACGTTTATGCACACGGGCACGACAATCCCGACGCAAATTATCATCCTACGTAAGGCGCCGCCGGGCACGCCGTTAATTGAGACGGTCACCAAGCGTTGGGCAAGTAATTTTCGTCGAGGTGGTCTAGAGGATATTTCAGGGTACGGCGGTAGGTTTCTGGCCGGCCAGACTCCTGCATATTTCGCAAAAATAACTGATATCGGCTGGGATGCGAAAGGCAAAACGACAGATAAATGGGGCGACGGCAAGACGCAGCTCGACGATTTGTTAGGCGATTTCAAAGGAACGTTGATACGCGATAATCTATACCCGCATATGCCATCATGGCACACGACAAAGGACTGCGAAGGCTTTTTCTTTTCGCACGGGAATGATACGTGCGATGGCTTGAGTGATGCTGAAAGGACATATCCCGAAGGGCCATATCACTGGAATGAGCTCACGCTAGGAGCCGGTGAGGAGACCGTCGTAGGCGGCGTAGAATGGTCGACGAGTGATTTCAGTTGGCAAGACGCAATTGTAGAAAATTGGGCGAGCTAAAGGAGGCGGTTAATTGTTCACATACGTTGAGCTATTCGCGGGCATCGGAGGATTTCGATCAGCACTCGATCAATTAGGCGGAATTTGCACATTTGCATCAGAGATTGATAAATTCGCGACAATCTCGTATCGAGCAATGTACGATGGTGCGCCCGAGTTGCACGGTGACATTACGAAGATTGACGCAAAGGACGTGCCAGAGCACGATCTGCTTGTCGGAGGGTTCCCGTGTCAAGCGTTTTCGGTGGCCGGGCAACGTAAAGGGTTTGGGGATACTAGAGGGACTTTATTTTTCGAAATAGCTCGTATAGCTCGAGCGAAAAGGCCGAAATTAATGTTTCTTGAAAACGTAAAAGGTTTGTTGTCACACGATAAGGGGCGGACGCTCGACATCATGGTTCAAACGTTAAATGACATCGGGTACGCAGTTGACTTTTCGATACTAAATAGTAAATTTTACGGAGTCCCGCAGAGCCGTGAACGAGTATTTATCGTATGCTCCCGCGATGTTGAGCCCGAGGCATGGAGTATAGAAGGTAACGGGGTTCTTGCGAAGGCAAAACGGAGACTGCAAGCGATGGGGGCACGTACATTTAATTTTGATTGGCCGAAGAACGGCGAGGTCATGACCAGACTTAGGGACATCCTAGAGCCGGAAGTAGACGAGAAGTATTACCTAAGCCCTGATAAAACATTGAAACTGTCGGAGGAAATTAGCTCCAAATCAGATTCGGTACGTGTAGTCGGCCGTCTAGCCGAGGTTAACGGTCATGATATCTGTAAACGTGTGTACTCGGCGGAAAGTGTAGCTCCAACAATTCCGACCGGCTCCAGTGGGAATACAACGCCGAAAATTCTACAGCGACCTCGGGGCAGAAACTCATCTGGTAGAGTTTACGACGTTGCCCCTACGCTTACAACAAGCGCATACGAACACAACAACTATGTTCTTGAGAAATTTACTGTTATTCAGAAAACGCACAGTACAACTACAACCGTAAAATACGACGAGACTGGGACCTTACAGGCAGCGAGGCTAGACAAGGTGCCACAAGTAGTTACGGAATCAACTTCTCGGTATCGAATCCGCAAGCTCACACCGCGCGAGTGCTGGCGGCTCCAAGGATTTACAGACGATCAATTAGACAAAGCCCGGTCCGCAGGCGTTAGTGACTCGCAGTTATATAAACAAGCAGGCAATGCTGTAACCGTCAATGTTACACATGCAATAGCTCAACGATTAGTACCGATGATTAAAAGCCAAGAGGAGGTAACCGAATGGGTAGTGTAAAAATCGATATCCACGAGAAAGACCGTAAGTACACGCAAACCTACGCACTAAACACGCCTAAGGGAGTCGCAAGGCTCCTGCGGGACAGGTACCGGATTGCTGAGCGCAGGTTTAAAGGCGACACGGCGGCATCCGATATACTTATCGATTTATCCAGCGCGATTGAGTCGGCAGGACTGACGCAAAGGCAAGCGGAGGCCCTTGCGTTGGTCCACGGGAAATGGCAGCTTACACATCAAGAGGCCGCAAAAGTTATGGGTGTAGGCAGGCGGTCAGTCACTCAGTTTGTGAACGAGGTTTACGGCAAATTAGCGGCAATTTATAAGCGATGGAATTACGGAGAGATCATCGTAGAATACACCGAGACGGAAGGGGAACGAGATATTGAACGATAGAATAACATTCTGCGAGGCAGTAACGGACATAATCGAGAAGAATATTTCCGATAGATCAGAGAGAATTAGTGAGGTAGAAGCGCTGACCGATGCGTATGTAGATTCTACGGGAGGGACGCCAGAGCCTTTGCAGTTAGAGAGATTGGCCGATTACTTGCTGCTGGAAGAGCTAAACAATAACTATTCCGACAAAGTAACGCAAACTGAGTACCCGTTCTTCTCAGAACGTCAACTAGACCGCAGACACAAAAAAGAAACTACGGTAAAAGCTGAGGAGTATATTGGTATGGATGGGCGGAACCACAAGGCAGGCAAGCGCCGAAAACGTAACAAGTGGGAAACATCTTTCATAGACAAGAATGCAAAAATACTCAATGCGGAACGTAAGGCACAATATCGAAAAGACACGGCACCCGGTCCTATATCTACTTATTATATATAAAACAAAAGCCACCCTATGCGGTGGTTTTTATCTATATGTGTTGACAAATGTATGTTCATTTGTTATTATATTTGTAGAGGGTACGGGAAACGTACTCCAGAAAGGAGGATGTACGGTTGGTCAACTTAGAAAAATACTTACCCCTTATTGCCACAGGTCTTGCCTGCATCGGTGCTTACTTAAACTACCAAACAGCTAAGATAAATCATAGGACGGCAATAAGAAAACCTGCTCCGTGGGCAAGACGGAACAGGCGGGTCAGAAATCGAAGGTAAGCGGAGGGCTTCGGCCCTTCCTACCTCCAACCGTATTATATGCTTATCGTACCCTCTATTATGTATATAGTCAAGTTTTCTCGGAAGGAGGAACCGACGTGGATATAGTCGAGTTACTAACTTGTGGAGTGCTTGCACTTACTGCGTATTTTGTTATTATGACTATAATAACGATAGCAAAAACCAGAAAGTGAAGTGAAACGGTGGATAGAGAACAATTAGTGAATTTTATCCTCTCCAACGTCATGTCTCCAGATGACGTGCGCGAAGAGTGCAACATATCTAGACAAAGATTGAACGATTTAAATAAGGCCGGCCGTATTTCTCCGATAAAAAATATCGGTAAGGCCGGTTTGTATCTACGTCAAGATGTCGAACGACTCCGGAAAGAGCTTAAGGAAAACGCCAAATACAAGTCCAATGTCTATAAATAAAATAAAAATAATTTACGTGTGATACCTCCAAAATAGCCCGTTAGCTGGTCATAGTATATGACGGAAGAAATAGACGCCCATTGCGGCGTCTTTTTGCGTTGCTCTTACTTATAGTCTGAGCCTACAAAGGTTTCGTGCCGCTAAACCCATTAATCAGCGCTCTATGCGTAGCGTAAGCTCGGACACGATCGCAGGTACTCCGAAACAGCTTGCGTCATTAGTCCTATGCTGCCTACGCCAGATAATACCAACGATAAAGGAGTCGGATTGAAGTGAAAAACGATTACCTATACTGCTACTCGCCGTCAATGTTTCATTTCTTGCGATCCCGCGGACATCGGTATATCTGCGTCGGGATAAACGAGAAGACAGGCGGTAAGTTCTGGCTATTTGAAAAAGCCGACGTGGTGAGTCGATCCCTCGATCTGTACGACGAGTCTAAGCAACCGAAGTAACGTTTAATCCCATGGAGTGGAGTGTGGAGTATATGACTAAGAAACCTTTCGCGCCCGTCGACAATTATGTCGAAGTACATCGGGCGCTTTTTACGTTATACACCCGGTTACCCGACTTCAAGGCTCAGCACGTTTTGATGTACATGTATCTCTGTGACAGGTATAACGTCCAATACGGATATGCGTATCCAACTCAAGCGCAAATGTGCGAGGACATGGGAATAGGCGTTAATATGCCGGGACAATTAGCTAAAACGCTAAAGAAATACGGACTCATTGACTATAAACGACCAGCACTCGGAGCTAATTACGTTTACTACGTTAAGGCACCGGTTACAGACCAAGAGGAGTTTTACCGTAAATATCCCGAGGCTAATCGAGGTAATTCCGGTTCTGACTCGGAGGATTTAACCGCATGGCTTTAGTATAGTAAAGCTTATTCACGAAATTCGTGGCTCATATTCACGGAAATCGTGATTATTACCCACGGAAATCGTGTACTATAAAGATTTATATTATAAAGATTTATAAATAAAGACTTATAAAAACATTAACACTGCGTAAGTCTCTTCGTTCCTTACTTGTGTAAATAGATAATACCAGTTGAGTCCGTATAATTGTGTAAAAAGCTAGGTTCCAAAAAATGAAAGGAGCCATATTCATAGCCCTCAGTTAGAATAATGTTGGGACACAAAATTCTAAATATACGAGGTGTTATGAAATGGCTCAATACCAGATTAACGTAGATTCGCAGCTTTTGCATCAACTATTTTTGGGAAATTCTCAGGATGCGGGTGTAGCCAAGCTGCTCGAGTCTGTACTGAACCAAGTCTTACAAGCACAGGTGAGTGAACAAGTGGAAGCAGATCGTTATGAACGAACAGAGAATCGAAAAGCGTACCGGAATGGATCGTATCCACATGGGCTGCATACGCGGGTGGGAACCATTACACTAAGTGTTCCGCGCATCCGTGGCGGGAAGTTCACGACAGAGCTCTTTAGTCGTTACCAGAGAAGTGAACAAGCGTTAATCTTAGCGATGATGGAAATGGTCGTAAACGGCGTCTCTACGCGTAAAGTCTCGCAAGTAACCGAAGAACTCTGCGGAACCGAGTTTTCTAAATCCACTGTTTCAGACCTTTGTAAGCGGCTGGATCCCATCGTAACTGCTTGGAATAATCGAAGCCTGGCAGACAGCCTCTTTCCGTTTGTTCTCGTAGATGCGATGTATCTCAAGGTCCGTGAAGACGGTCGTGTACGCTCACGAGGCATCATGATTGCCATTGGTGTAAACACCGAGGGCTATCGTGAAGTCCTTGGCCTGATGCTGGGTGACACAGAATCTGAAGCAAGCTGGAGTGAGTTTTTCAGCTCTCTAAAAGGACGTGGATTACGAGGTGTGGATCTCATTACCTCCGACGATCATGGCGGCCTTGTACGCGCGGTACGGCAGCAGCTGCAAGGGGTAACATGGCAGCGATGCCAGACTCACTTCACGCGAAATGTATTAGAAGCCTCACCCAAAGCCTTGAAGGATGAGATCCATGGCCGTCTACGGTCGATTCTAGATGCTCCTGATACTGGAACGGCAAGGTTTTTATTAAAACAGACCTTAGCGGCTTATGAAGATAAGGCGGGTAAGGCGATGGGCGTGCTGGAAAGCGGATTTGACGATGCTACCGCCGTCTTAATGCTGCCAGAGCGTTACCGAAAACGGCTGCGCACGACAAATAGCGTTGAGCGTCTCAACGAAGAGGTTAGACGCCGGGAACGTGTCATTCGCATCTTCCCAAACCGTGAATCCGTGATTCGTCTTATTGGTGCTCTATTGATGGAACAGGATGAAAAATGGGCAGCCGGCAAGAAATATCTCGACATGACCGAGTACATGGAATGGCGGAAGGATCGGCCAAAGTCCGATGCCAAAGTGACTCGCATTATGTAGCACAGTCTAGCTGAGGGAATTTACACACAAATTTGGACTTGATCGATAATACCCTTATCATCGATCTTTAAAAGATAAGTAATAGACGAGGAAGGATAACTATTACCAAGACACGGAGCGCTAGCGACGGGTCGAAGGTCGCAAGGAGCGAAGCGACGTAGCGATAAGGAGGTCTTTACCATGTACGTAACTATATTCGCAATCATTACCGCAATTGCCGGTGGTATAGTCATATATGCACTTTACTATGATACTCGCAATTACCGGCAATTCATGAAGGTGATGACGGAATCAGAACGCAGGATGCGGGAATTTGACGATGAGTACGAAGAAGTATCCGATCGTATTGCGGAAGGACGAGAGGGAATGAAACGGGGGAAACGATTATATGACCGTTAGACTATCCTACTTGGAAAACGATGATCTGATTGTATGTGGCGATGACATCCTCTACAAACAAGGGGCAATTGCGCTTGTTAAACGGGGACTACAAGAGCCGATGTTTACGCTAAAGGGCTATGTTCAGGTCGATATAGATTACGAGGAGGAGCATTAATATGGCGTACCATTTTATCGCATTAGAGGGTGTTGGCGACCGCCGTATCGCTTGGCATTATGCATCCGAGGGGAAGCTTGATAAGGAGACGCTTAGGGCGTTTGTGGCGAAAGCTAAAGGTATGACTGGCGGTATTCATAAAATCCAAACCGACTCTACATCTTGGCAGTCAGTTGTGGATAGGGACTCGTATTTTGCCGATGTACTTGTTACCCGAGATGCGGATGAGTTTATCCGTAAGTGCCGGCTTTTAGATAGATTACGGTACTTACAAAGATGGGTCGATGATATGAGCGGGTTTACGGGCTTTTATATACAGCGTGATCTGGCTGATGCAAAACGCGAAATACGAGAGATAGAAAAAGAACTGTACCACAGAGGCGGAGTTATACGAAAGGAGGACGGTAATCATGACGTTTAAAAAATTGTTAAGCACGGAGCAATATACGGCAATCGGCTATTTAGCGTTGCCAAAGAAAGGCGGAAAGACATACGCAGAGATTGCCGAGATATGCGGGGTGCATCCGAACACAATAGGCAACTGGCGTAAGGATCAGATGTTCGAGGCGGAGCTTAAGCGTCAGATGGTCCGCAACAGTCAGGAGAAGTTGCCGGAGTTAATCGATAGCCTGACGGAGATTGCTATCCGGGATGGTAACGCAGCAATGGCTAAGCTTGCGCTACAGATTAACGGTATGCTGACCGACCGGATCGAGGTTGAAACGACCGGGCCGGACCAAGTCGATGTGGAGGCGTTGAACCAGCGGCTGGCTGCGTTCAAAGACCGCCGTACACAGTAGGGGGATTAGACGGGCAGTAATATGTAGGGCTGCGTTGTAACTATGTGTGTTACAGTGGGATTGAGACGATCGGCTTTCGTTGACCAATCGTAACCGGGTCGATTACATCCCTTGCGCAGTCCTGACGGAAGGTCCTCCGAAACTTTTCAGAAACCAACCGCGCGGACCCGATTCAGTCCCCGTATACTTATTCACCCGCATACAGTGCCGGGTATATACTGCCGCACATAATTCGGCTTTTGTACAGATGTTTATCTTCAGCGAACGATAGTATAAAGCCAGTGCTGACGCGGCATTGCGGCTGTCGTGCGAACGTATCATCGTTCATTTGTCGATTGAATATTTCGTTAAACACAAGATTTTGTGTTTTGCGTTCTTATTTCGTAAGGCTTTCGATGCATAAACGATGCATGAAACGGGGGCTGCGTGAACCCAATCCGACAAGGAGGGCACCCACCCCCAAGGGCCCCTATCGAGGGGCTGCGTCTCGTGCCGGAAAAATCCGCGCATCAAAAATAACGTTTGGGTTTGCCCGTCACGGCAACGCTTATGCACCGGGCCCTGTTCCGATACATAAGCGAAGTCTGTGCGGACGAACCAACCACGCAACGACAGCTACCCCACCGCTTAAAGGAGTGAAAACGAGGTGGCACTAATATAATATGCGGTATCAGATCGCTGTTGCTTGGCTAACGAAAACTAGGCGGGGAGGACGGCCGCATGGACGAAACCGATGCGCTTATGGTCGTCGGCATATCCTTGCATAACGAAAAATCACCGAGAAATTAGACGATTAGCCATCGAAACGACCAAATATATTACCTAGGCTTGAAAATCGATAATTTCTCGTAAATTTCCCGTAAATAATTGACGTTTGGAGGTCGGGTTATCGTGGAACAGGTAGAAAGTGCACAGGCGTATATCAAAAGAGCGCTAGAAGAGAAGATTCGGAAAGATATCGAAGCAATCGCATATTCACTTCTGCGAGAAGGGCAGCGTTTTAGGGTTGAGGAAGGGAACGCGTATAAGTACTGCGGAATTCTCGAACACCAGATTGATGGAGAACTGATAGATAAATGGTACGGAGACTCTAAAACTCAAGTTTACTTAGATTTTATCGGGGAACATTTCAGCGATGAATAAATTACATGTAGCTGCATCGGTGCTCATCGGCATTTTTATAATTGCGTTTGCGGCGGTACTTATTTTCGCTATCCGTTTAGCGGGCTTATCGCCGGGAGACACCGCATTATTAATCATCGTCTATGCCTTGACTATTTTGTCGGCAATACGGGGGCTGCGGTGGTTACGATAAATCAACGGGAAATTAGCCGTTTTCCCTTGCGGAAGACCAAACGGTCGACCTGAGCGTGAAACACGGTAATTTCCCGTGATTTTTCCGTTAAAAATCAATGATTGGAGGCGATGCCGTGACGTGGACCGGCACCGAGTGGCTAAAACGAGAGAAACGCGAGGAACTCATACGCAAGTACACCGAGCTGATCGACGCTATGGCCGCGAATCAGAATCGGCTTACTGAAAGTGAGCTCGCTGAACTTGACGAGTATCTAACGGAGCTTGAGCGGTTGGAGCGTATCCACCGGGGCGAGCGTAATCTACTCTATTTTGCGTGGGAATACTTTTCGGAAACGAGAAACCCGGGCAATCCGGGCAACTGGGATAGCTTTGAGCTGGAAGATGTAGCGGATGCTCCGCAATTTCACAAAGAAATCTGCGATGAAATGAATCGTATCTCGTATGTCAAGAGGAACGGCAAGGTAGCGGTAGCCGCGCCGCGATCCCATGCTAAATCAACGTATCTATCAAAGGCGAACCCTTTGCATGAGATCGTCTACCGGCTACGAAAGTATATCATCGTCATCTCGGAGACCCCGACAGTTTCCAGCGCGAACCTAGAATGGATCGCGAACCAGCTAAAGCATAACGAGAAGCTACGGAAGGACTTTGGTCCGTTGCTCCACCCTAAACAGCAGATGAACCCGAGGGATAATACGTCCGAGTTTGTTGCGTGGGAGCCGATGGAGGATGATAGACAGCATCAAATATGCAAGGTTGAGGCGGCCTCAACGGGGCAAGCTCTTCGTGGACGAAACTGGAACGGAGTGCGCCCAGACTTGGTTATCTGTGACGATCTCGAAGATAAACGGAATACGAACACAGAGCAATTACGGCAAGAACTGTTTGACTGGTTTACGAAGGTTGTCGTGCCTCTCGGAGACCCTGCCGGCAAGAAGACAGCGATTATCTATATGGGTACCGTCGTGCACGTGGACGCTCTCTTAATCAAGGTTATGAAGCGTACTGACTTTAAGACAAAGCGGTACAAGGCGCTTATTGAGGAACCTAATCAAACTGACCTGTGGGAGAAATGCCGGTCGATTTATCTTGACCCCGAAAGGCCGGAAGACGAGCGAGCAGAGGCGGCGGAAGCTTTTTACCTCGAACACAAATCCGAAATGGACGAGGGAGCCGTCGTACTATGGCCGGAAGTTCAGCCGCTGTGGAAATTGATGCGTTGGTAGTGGGATAACGGATCGCGCGCCTTTAACACGGAGTACCAAAACAACCCGATCGACGAAGAAAGCGCGATATTCGTGCCGGAGAAATTTCGTTATTACGACGAATCCGACATCTACGATCAGTACGGCCGCACGATCCCGATGGACCTATACGCATTTTGGGACATTGCGCAAGGCAAAAACAGGCGCAGCGACTACAATGCAATTGTTACGATTGGCCGATGCCGGCGGACCGGTGTCCTCTACGTCCTTGATGCGTGGGCCCAGAAGTGTCAGGCGCACGTTGCGCTCAAGGTGGCGGTAGAGAAGATCATCGAATATGAGCATCGGGTCTTTGTCGTCGAGACTGTCGGGGCTCAATTCGACATGTATCGACAGATTCAAGAGGAGTTATCGCGGCTCAAGATATACCGGACAAGAATAAAATCTTTCTCGTCCAAAACGAAAAAAGAAGAACGCATCGAATCACTGGAGCCGCTCATTGAGAGTGGTTTTTTACGTTTCAACCGGTCCCACCGATTGCTGCTCGAACAGATGGAACAGTTTCCGGGAGGTACACACGATGACCTGCCGGACGCACTGGCCGGAGCTGTCGATATTGCAGGTGGAAAGAGGCGGCGTAAGAAGTCCTATTATAAAAAACCACCGGGACTATAAGGAGGTGAGTGAGACTGAAAGATATATTCGCCGTTGGCGAGTACTTCCCGACGGAACAAAAGAGGCATAAGAAACGGATCGAACGATACAAAGAGAACCAGAAACTGTTTAAAGGCGCTCACTACGATGTATTCGAGCGCGTGCATCAGCGGCTGACTCAGTCCCAGAGGGATACCGTATATATTACCGCAAACTTTCCTGGGCTCATCTGCAAAAAGTCAGCGGATTTTCTGTTTGGAGAAACGCCGACATTTTCGGCCGGCAACGGAAAGGACCACTCGCCAGAGCAGGAGACGATTGAACGGCTGGTACAAGAGAACCGATTGCACATTATCAACTACGAGAGTGCTTTAGGCAATGCATACCGAGGTGACGCATTTTACAAAGTCCGTTACAGCCAGCATTATGACGGATTTTTAGACGAATCCATCGATCCGTATCGGGTTATCATCGAGCAACAAAAAGCCGAATATGTATTCCCGGAGCCGCTACCGACCAATGAAAATCTAATCTTTGCGTACCATATTGCTTATCCCGTCTTGTTCGAGCGTGATGGAAAGGACGACTGGCAATTATTCGTCGAGAGTCACTACCCGGGACTGATTAAATACCGCAAACTCCGTATGGAGCCTATCACGTATAACGTGGATAACAAAGTCAAGCAGTGGCGCATATATGCCGAGATACCGCCAAAAGAAGGCGAAAAGCGAGAAGTAACAACGGGAGTGCCGTTTCCACTTGTTGTTCACGTCCCAAACTATGGGACTGACGAATCTTGGGAAGGAATTGACGATCTCTCGGAGCATAAAGCTATATTTGACGAGATCGATAATCGGCTGTCTCAAATCGCAAATATCCTCGACAAGCACGCGGACCCGGCGATGGCAATACCAACCGGCTCACTAGAAGAAGATGACGACGGCCAGCCAATATTTCGCGCCGGGCGAGATAAAATTTTTGAGGTAGATAAAGACGAAACCTTTACCCCTAAATACATCACATGGGACGGGCAGCTCATGGCCGCATTTAAAGAGCTTGAAACGCTGCTCGATTTCCTACTCACAACGGCAGAGCTCCCGCCTGTTGCGCTTGGCCGGGATAATTCGGGAACGAGCCATACGTCAGGGGCTGCGGTCAAGTTTCGGATGAATTCGCTGCTTGCCAAGATCAACCGTAAGCGCCAGTACTATGCGGAAGGGCTTGCGAAAGTCTTATACATCGCGCAACTACTGGAACATGCGCAGGCACCGGGACGGCTTAACTACGAGCCTACCGTACCGAAAATCCAGTTTAAGGACGGCCTACCGGACGATGAACTCGAAATGGCAAACCTGACGAGCATACGGACCGGTGGAAAACCGACCCTGTCGCAGAAAACAGCACTGATGAGGCTCGATGACATGACCGAGGAGCAGGCGGAGGCGGAGCTTGAGCGTATCCGGCGTGAGGAAAGGGAGGAAATGCCTGTCGATTCCAGTATTTTTAACGAATCCAAAGATGTCGAGGAAGAAACTGAATGAGCCACATACCAGAACCAAGTTACGATTACGACGTCGACGAACTAGTCAACGCATACAAACGGGCGCTCCAGAAAGTCCGAAATGAGCTGAACGGAATGGAACTCGTCGGCATGCGGCGGGCTATCGTACTCACGACGATACGAAAAATTGAGCGTATTCTAGCTGATTTAGTAGACGAATCGGACAGTTGGATAGAGGAGAATATCCCGAAGGCGGCCGCTGACGGTGTTATAAAAACGCTTATTGCCCTTGAAATCGTAGAGACGGTCGAGGAAGCGATCAAGGCCGTAAAATTAAGCAAAATCAGCGAAAACATGGTCGCAGCAGCCATAGCTGACACGCAGGCAGACGTTTTGGCCGTGACCCAGAACGTTGAGAGAAAAGTCAGATCGGCTATCAAAAAGGCCTATGCGGATTCAGTCCGCGAGAACATGGCCGCAGGAATCAACGGCCGGCGTACGATATCCCGGGATGCACTCGACAGGATGCGGCAGGAGCTTGGGAAATCGTTGGATTCCGGTATCATCGACGCAGCCGGGCGCAGATGGCGGCCCGATACCTATGTCGAGATGCTAACGCGCACCAAGATGATGAATACGTACCGGGAAGCGACGACGATATCCGCACTGGAGCGAGATGTGCAGTATGCAATCATATCCCGGCACGGCGCAACTGACTCATGTAGCAATTGGGAAGGAAAAATCATTAAGCTCACGGCTGAGGCACCCGGTCCCTATCCGACGTATGATCAGCTTCGGGCAACCAAAGAGATATTTCATCCGCATTGCAAGCACACTTTTACGCCTATCCGAAGCGCTAGGCGGTACGAAGACGGAGAAGATGATCCCGACGAGTCATAAACGCTCGTCTTTTCGTATGCCTTACGGAACGGCTTTAAACTTCCGGAAACTACGCACTACGCGGTGCTAAAACGCGGGAGGTAAACAATGGAGAAAACGTATAGACTGCCTTTAAACCTGCAACTATTCGCAGAAGGCGAAGGCGGCGAAGGTGGCGAAGGTGGCGAAGGTGGCGGAGAGCAAACGAAGGGAGAGGAGACGACAAAAACATTTACGCAAGAAGAGCTAGACAAAATCGTAGCTGATCGGCTGGCACGGGAGCGAAAAAAGGCTGAAAAATACAGCGATTACGACGATATTAAAACGAAACTCACTGAATACGAAAGACTTGCCGAGGAAAAACGTCTAGCCGATCTATCCGAGCAAGAACGATTGGCCGAGGCGGCTAAGAAGCACGAAGAAGAAAAACAAGCACTGGCGTCAGAGTTAGAGAAGGTGCGTGGCGAAATCGAGAAAGAACGCATCACCAACGAGTTTATTAAGGCCGCAACCGGCAAAGTAGCATACGTCGACGCTGCGCTAAAACTAGTCGATCTGTCTACCGTCAAGGTGGAAGACGGAAAAGTAACCGGTATGGACGAAGTGGTCGACGGCTTGCTGAAGGCTAATCCGTTTCTTGCGAACAAACCACAGCAACCGATTGGCGGCGGCACGAATCCAAGCGGAGACTCGGCACAGGTGGATACAAAAGATATGAACCCGTTCCAACTGCTCAAAATGGGCTACGGAACAAAGGCTTAACAGACGCTTAACCAGAGCGTCTTTTTATTTTCCCAAAAACAAGGAGGAATTTCACATGGCATTAACTCTCCCAGAAGCAGCTAAATTATCAACAGATACGCTACAGAAAGGTGTAATTGAAACATTTGCCCGAAGCTCCGCAGTGTTAGAGATGCTGCCGTTTATGGACATCGTTGGAAACTCTTACCGCTATAACCAAGAGGCAGTGTTGCCCGGAGTTGGTTTCCGTGGAGTGAATGAGGGATACCAAGAGTCCACTGGTGTAGTTAACCAATTATCCGAGGGACTCGTAATTGCCGGTGGTGATGTGGACGTCGACCGTTTTATCGTCCAAACTCGCGGTAATGTCAACGACCAGCGCGCAATCCAAACGCAAATGAAAACGAAAGCACTAGCACTAACTTGGACCAAAACGTTTTTCAAGGGCGATGTTGCACAAGACCCGAAAAGCTTTGACGGTCTACAAAAACGTTTGACCGGCAAACAGGTCATTGATGGTAAATCAGGAGAGCTTACAATTACGATGCTAGACGAATTAATCGATGCTGTAGAGGGTCAACCCGACGTTATCTACAGCAATAAAACGATGAGACGCGAAATTAAGCGTGTAATCCAAGATCACCACGGATACACGGAAAGTGAGTACGATAAGTATGGTCGCCCAGTTATATCCTACGGCGGCATTCCAATTAGATTTATCGAAACCGACGCTCAAGGAAATGAGATTATCGGTTTTGACGAGACAGGCAATGCCACATCACTTTATGCCGTGAGATTTGGACCTGAACAGTATGTGTCCGGACTGCAAAACGGTACGATCAACGTCCGTGACCTCGGTGAACTTAATGAGAAACCCTGCTACCGGACTCGTATCGAATGGTATTCTGCGATGGCTGTATTCCACCCACGCGCCGCTGCCCGGTTGTCTGGCGTAATCAAAAAAGATGGAGGTTCGGGGGCGCCTAAACCCGCTGCAAAAGCCTCCAAATAAGGAGGTAGGTCGTAATGACCGTAAATATAAACGCTGCTGACGAGTATATCACAGCGAACTGTATAGACGTGCAGGACTGGCTAGAAAGCGATACGGAGAGGAAAAAAAGATTAATAACCGTCTCGGCAGATACGCTTTCTAGGCGGTACCCTCGCCTCACTATACCGGACAATGCGGTATACGAGTTTGCAAATGTGCTTTCTGTCAAGTTTAACGATACGTACAGGCACGCATCGAACGGTGTCCAATCCTATTCAGTTACGGGAGTAGCGACGTTTTCCTTTTACCCGGTGGAGAAAGACGTCAACCAAATGGTGACGCAAAAAGTACTCGACTTAATCGGCGACGAGAACGATGTGGACCTGCGGCTTCGTCGTGTCGGAATGGGGGTGCGATAGATGCCGTTAATTCCGATGCGGCAGACGCTGCACGTCGAACGCGGTTCCGGCGAGTTGGACAAATGGGGTAACCCGAAGCCGGGCGCATCCACCGAGTACAAATGCCGGGCTGACGAGGGGCTGTTCGTCACTGACGACATGCAAGCGAGAGTAACCGGGAAATCCGAAGTCGCTAACGTCAAGTTTCTTCTCGATAGACTCGCAGATATCCGGCCGGATGATCATCTCAAGTACGTAAACGAGCTCGGGAAGAAATATGAAGGGCGTCCGAAAAAAGTCCGTGTGTTGCGGGACATTGGCGGAAAGGCGCTGCTTACGGAGGTGCTGCTATGAGCCTCGACTTTGATATCAGTGATTTCCTCGCGAAGACGCAAGCGAGCGTAACCAGCGTCATGCAAGCTGGAAAGGCCGGGATGCAGGACTCGGTGGATGATCTGGCCCGGATCGGTACCGACATCGCTCCGATCGACAAGGGAACGCTCAGACGAACGGTTGATACGAAAGTGAAAGCATCTAAAGACAGTGTCGTCGGGGAGGTATCGTTCTCGGCGGTGGAAACCTCGAAGCGTGGCCGGTTTAACTATGCTCTCTGGACTCACGAAATGACATATAAACTCGGGGAGCAATCGCAGGCGGCTCCGGGAGTAGACGGATACAGCGTCGGCAACAAGTACCTGTCGCGTCCTTTGTACGGAGAGCAGTCGAAATACTGGAAATGGGTTGCGGACTCTATTCGGGGGAGGATCGGCCGGTGAAGATACAAGAACTGATCGCGTGGATCGAGCAGAGAGCGCCCGGCACCTACTTTCCGTTTATGTTTCCGACTACTGGGCCTGATGCCTGTTCGGTAGTGACGCTCCAAGCCGGTGGTGCGAAAGATCGTGACACGGGCGTAAGTTTCCCAGCATTTCAGGTCCTTGTCCGCGGGGCTGCGCGTGACTTCGAAGAGACCGAAGCAAGAGCTTACGCCATTTTTAACACAATAGCAAATCGCAAGGAACAACGAATAGGAGCCGAATCGGTGGTCGTGATCTACCCCGTCGGCTCCGTTCCTTTTTTCATCGGGATTGACGAGGTCCAGCGGCCAATCTTCTCGATGAATTTTAACTTAATCATTCGGCCATAAGGAGGCAAATATATGGAAAAAATGTTTAAACTCCCGCTCGGTCCTGCAATTGTAGAGTTCGGCACCGGTGATGACAAAGTCATATTTGATATCACAAAAGGCGGCATCGTGTTCACGGCTAATACGGAAACTAAGGATGTCACCGTTGACCAGTACGGGAAAACACCGACGGACAAGATTATCGAGAGCCGGACTGCAAAGGTAACAGTACCCTTCGCCCTATACGACCTAGACAGACTAGCTAAAGTAATGCCAAACGCAACCTATGTCTCTTCAGGGGAGGGTCCAAACGCCAAGAAAAAGATAGAGGTAACGGTATCCACAGGGTTTAGCCTCTCATCCATAGCTAAACCACTAGTGATTAAGCCGATTGATCCAAACGCTACGGCTAACGACTGGATTACGATTTTTCGAGCGGTACCAACCGCAGACCCAGAATACACTTACGATAGCGACAAAGAGCGAATAGTAAAGATTGAGTTCGAGGGTCTCGCATACCTCTCCAAAGGCGGTAAACTCTACGTCATGGGGGACGAAACGGCAACCCCAGCAGCGGCAGGCAAAGCAGTATCAGGAAAGTAAAACAAAACGGGAGGGCGCTTGCTCTCCCTTTCATAAAAAGATGAGAGGTTAGGAGGAGCATATTAAATGGAACACGAGAGGGAACTTGAACCGTTTTTACCAACCTTACCTGAATTAATTGAAATGGACTTGCACAGTGAGTTTAGGAGTTGGGTTACTGAAGCACGCCACGTAATACCAAAAAGAAAGATGGAAAGAGACCCGCTATTTCATTTGAAAAATCAAATCTCCGAAATCCTTAACGAATGGAAATCTGATGCCGAAAAGGAAAGCGAAATATTAGATAAAATCCTTACGTACCACCTCAAATATGAACGGAGGTAGACATGCGCGAATTGATTAAAAAAGCGATGCGGCGGACTGACGTTGTCAAGCTCGGCAAGCATCAGGTAAAAATCGCAAAGATTACACCGGCAAAGTGGCGGCCATTGGTCGAGAGTATCCAAGTATTACCGCAACTGATTGCAAACGTAGCATTTGCACCGCCCGATGATTTCGCCGTCTATGCGCTACAGGCATCTGAGGTGGCGCTTGACGATCTGCTACTCACCGTCTCAATCCTAAGCGGAATTGACGTGGAAGAGCTCGAAAATGAAGCCGGGATTGATGAGATCGTAGACTACATCGTCCATGTATACGAGCACAACAATATTGACGACCTAGTAAAAAACGTGAAATGCCTCCTGCCGATGCCGATCGAGTAAGCACGGAAATCGAAGATGGCGGAGGCGATCCGATATACACAATCGATGATTTTCTCCGGGATTGTGCGGTCACGCTCGGCGTCCCGCAGAAGGTCGTCGAAGACGAATACTACATCCTCGATCTGCCCGACATACTCGCCAAAACACGGGAATATCGGGCGGCGGAAGAGCTACGGCGGATGCAGATGTTACTTGCTGCAAGTGGGCGTCAGCTCCCGGAGGAGGAATACAAACGATATATTATTGCGATGCAAAAGGCGGCCGGCATCAATGAAGCTGACGAAGAACAACGATTTAGCCGCGAAAGAATGGATGAACTACGAGCCTTTACCGACAAATACATGCGGTAGGGCTCTTTTTTGAAAGGAGCTGAACGCATGGCGATGGCAGTCGGTGGGGCTGCAAACGGTGGGGAAATTCGGGCTCGAATGCTACTCGACATGAAGGACTTTTCGCAGAAAATGGAACGTGCGCGAAAAGAAATGAAAGATACGAAAGAAAAGTCGAAGAAAACGAAGGAATCGATAGAGAAGATGGGCAAGGGCGCGACTGTGGCCGGTGCGGCTATGGTCGGCGGATTCGTAGCAGTCGTCAAGCAGGCGGCTGATTTCGAACAGCAGATGTCAAAGGTAAAAGCGATATCTGGCGCAACGGGTGATGACTTTCAACGTCTGAACGAAACTGCGCGGCATCTTGGGGCGGTCACGAAGTTTACGGCAACACAAGCTGGGGAAGGGATGGAATATCTCGCCCTTGCCGGCTGGAAGACGAATGATATTATCTCCGCCATGCCCGGAATGCTGGACCTTGCGGCGGCCGGTGCGCTAGACCTCGGCCGTGCTGCGGATATCGTGTCCGATACCATGCAGGCGTTCGGGCTCGATGCGAGTACGGCAACACATGCAGCTGACGTATTTGCTTACGCACAGGCCAACGCAAATACGAACGTAGAGCAAATGGGAGAGGCGATGAAATAATTGAGCCCGATTGCTCATGCGCTGGGCTGGTCATTGGAGGAATCTTCGGCGGCTACGATGAGTCTAGCGAACAGCGGACTAAAAGGATCAATTGCTGGTCAGGCGTTTGCGTCGTCACTTACTCGTTTGGCGAAACCGACGAAGCGAATGGCCGGCCTCATGAAAAAGACGGGTATGGAGTTTTTTGATGCGCAAGGCAAGATGAAAAGTATGCCGGAACTCGTTGCAGAGATAGAAAAGGGAACTAAGGGCATGACGGAACAGCAACGATCGGCGGCACTGTCGATACTCTTCGGGGCTGAGGCGTATAAACACTGGGCAATTCTCCTCGACACTGGTTCCGGAAAACTCAAGGATATGACGAAAAATCTACAGAACTGCGACGGAACCGCGGAGCAAATGTCCAAAACAATGATCGATAACCTCTACGGGTCCATAGAAATCTTTAAATCGGGCGTGAGCGAGGTTGCGATCAAACTCGGTAACCACTTTATACCGTCTATCCGTAAGGGCGTTGACGCGCTGACCAAGTTTGTAGAGGGCCTCGGAAAAATCGATCCAAACAAGGTTGAGATATTCGTAAAGGTTGCCGGTACTGCGGTCGGAATTCTCGCGGTTGCAGGGGCCGTTACTAAACTAGCAGGGGCGTTCCGTGCTTTAGTGTTGGGCATGGGCCCGATCGGGTGGGTAATTGCGGGGTATCTGCACTTGGGGCTGCTTTTGTCGGCTATAAGACGGCATCGGAACAGGCGGCAAAAGTTGATTTAACTCACGCAAAAGAGCTACAAGACAAAGCTAAGACTGTGCGGGATTTAACTACCGAATACGACTCTATGCGTAACCTTATTAATCTCACTAATCCTGAGCTTATGCTTTACCGGGACTTGATGCGGGATGCGCAGATGAACACAGACCCGGAAAAAATTAAGCATTACACGGATCGCATGGAAGACTTAGAGAAGAAGAGCGGACTTTCAAGGGAAGAGTTGGAGAAATTTTTTAAGATCAACGACGATTTAATCCAGCTCTTGTCTAACGCAGAGGTAGCGATTACCAAACACGGAGATGCGATGCTAGAGTCGAGCAAGTCGGCCAAAAAATATGCCGAAGAACTGGACGAGGCAGTCAGGAACGCTCTCCGCCAAGAAACAATCAAGGCGGACACGAACTATAAAAAGCACGCCAAAGAATACAAGGCTGCAATTGACGATGCAAATAAGTCTGTCACAAGTCTGAATGATGCGTTAATCAAGAGGGCAGGGCTCGAATACGACATCAAAACGCTAGAAGAGACTCAGCAAAGATTACGGGAGCAAGGAAACGAATCCGCCGTACGGAGTTACGACCAGCTCATAAAACGTAAGAAAGACGAACTGGGGCTCGCCGAGAAGCAGATCGACAGAGAAAACGAAAAGCTGAAGAAATCACTCGACGCTGTTGGTCCTAAACGTGAAGCGTTGGATTTAGACCGAAAGGCATACGACGAGCTTGTTAAAGCTACGTTGGCACAAGTCGGACTAAATGGTAAGGCTGAAGAGGGCGTAAAGCAAATAGACGAAAAGCTTAAAAAACTCCAAGAAGAGCGGAAACAACTCGATGAAATAAAGAAAAACAAGGGAAGTTAACCGATTCACAGCAAAAACAACTAGAGAACCTAGACAAAGATATCGAAAAGCACAAAAACGTCAAGAGCGAGCTTGAGGGGATCATATCCAAACAAAATACCGTCAACTCGAAAATATCCGAAGCAACCAGCTACGGACAAAACATGACGAAAGTCCTGTCAGAGACTGCGATAAAGAAAATCCAATTTACCGGAAACGGCATAGAGGATGCTAAAGCGTTAAACAGCGAGCTACTAAAGGAAATTCATAAGAAAGTACTTGTACGGTACGACAATATCCTAGAGGCAACTATGCCGACACAATTTAAGCCGAGTAATGTTAGCCGTCACGAAGGCGGAACGCTCCCGAAACTCCATGCCGGAGGCTCGCCAATGTTTTCCTTCGGGAACGCACCGAAAGCCCACGAAATAGACGTTCGACTTCTGCGGAATGAGATGGTCTTGACTGAAGCGCAGCAGGCGAACCTTTTTGCGCTTATTAAAAACTTCGATTCGCTTGCGCGGAAAGCTTCGGCAACGATCCGCGAAGGAGAAGACGAGCCAAGGCATGATCAAACGACTATACAAATCGGTCAGCTCGTCGTCAGGGAGGAAATGGACATTTACCGGGTTGCCGAAAAGTTAGACCGAATTAAGCGTCAAAAAGACCGAAGTAAGGGGGTGCGCTGACATGTCCGGATTTACTTTTAACGGGAACCATTCCTCGGGGTATTTTATTGTCAACCGAGTGGGCAGAACGATGCTCCCGAATATATCCCCGAAGCTGCTCACGATCCCAAACAGGCCTGGAGCGTATGACTTCGGGAGCGAGATCGGAATGCGGGAGTTTAGCGTAGACGTTACGATTATACAAACATCGCCGGGATTGCTCGTCTCCATGCTCCGCATCATTTCGGATTGGTTATGTACGGATAAGGCGGCTCCACTCATGTTTGACGATGAACCCGGCAAAACGTATTACGCCAAGATTTCCGGGGATACACAGATCGATACGCTTGTCTCGATGGGTACCGGTACAATCAAATTCGTCTGCCCGGACCCATATGCATATGGCGCTAGAAAGACGCTACTACTTCCCGGACCATCAAGCGCTGTTACAAACGCAGGGCTAGCCGATACGTATCCGGTTATTACCGCAAAATTTACGAAATCGACTCCGTATTTTGCCATTGGAAACGGGAAACAAAACGTGATTCTCGGTACGGCTCCGACGATTGGCAAGCCGACAGTACCGCAGCAGGAAGTGGTTTTACATGCGGATGGTACAACGTTGGACGGATGGCAGACGGGAAATAGCACGGATGATTTTGACGGGGACAACCGGATCGCCGGTAAGTTTATCGTATTTGGTGGTTACGCATTAAAAGCGGTGGAATACGGATCGAAGGACTCTCCGGCTTGGCACGGACCGGCAATACGAAGGGCGCTACCCGAGCCGTTGCAGGATTTTACGGTAACTGCCATCGTGGAGCAGGATTCGACGGAAAACCACCAGATCGGGCGTGTCGGATTTAACCTCATCGATCAAAACGGTGCGAACTTCGGCTTGATGTTTATGAACGATAATAGCCAGTCGGTCATGAACGGCATTTGTCATTGTCGGATTGGGCCAAACGGCGGGGGTGTCGGCTTGTATTACGATGAGCCGGGTTGGCACGCCTATACCAACAAATCTATGTATCTGAGCCTTTCCCGGATTGGTCAAACGTGGACCATGTACGTAACTCAAAAAGACTTAAAGACGGGCAAAACGTACTGGGGGCTGACAAAAACGTGGGTTGACGTAGAGGGTAAGTTTAGCAAGTTTAAGCTTGCTGCGCTCCAGCTTGCCGCATACCAGTACCAACTGTACGAACCGGTATACGGGCAGTTTATCCACTACGCGACTGTGTACAAAGAAAATAAAGTCGATCCCGAGAAGCAAACGCCAATTATCGCGGAAAAAGATGATGTGATCGAGATAGACTGCGAAAAGGGCTCCGTGACGAAAAACGGACTACCCGCGTTTTGGCTCCTTGACCCAGCCAGCGACTTTTTCCCACTCAAGCACGGCCAGAACAATCTTGCATATACCACGACGGACCCAACGGCTCAGGTAACATTAACACATCGTGAAAGGTGGTTGTAGACGTGATATACATCTTAGACAGGTTTGCCCGAAACGTCGTCGCGGTACTGACGAATTCAAGCCCGAAGGCGTGCCCATACTGGGACGATGCACACGTCGAGCAACTCGATACCGGATATCTAAGCTATTCATTCCGATGTCCCGCCGATCATCTGACGGCGGAGTTTTTGCGTCCCGAGAATCATGTCTTGATACGGGACCTTGACGGCATCTATATCCTATTCCAGATTAAAACCGTAGAGGACGCTATAGACAATGGCCAGCATACGAAAAGAGTGCAGGCCGAAAACGCAGCAGTCGGCGATTTATACGGTACCATCATTCGCCCGACTGTACAAAACGGTATCACCGCCCGGCAGGCGCTGACATATGCGCTGCAAGCAAGCGGATGGCTACCGGGCCAAATCGACTGGCAAGGAATCGCGACGTTTGACTGGCAGGATTACCCGACGGCACTCGCCGCCATCCAAGATATTGGCCGTAAGTTTTCGGGCGAGCTTAGATTTCGCGTCGAGTTTGCGAATGGTGCGGTTGGCAATCGGTACGTCGATCTGACCAAGCGCGGGCGAGTGACGGGCGCCCGTTTTGACTACGGCCGGAATATGCGCGGGATCAAGCGGACCGAGGACAGCTCCGATATGGTGACTGCGCTTATCGGTATTGGAAAAGCCGACGAAAACGGGGTTCGGATGACGTTTACCACGCAAAAGTGGGACGAAACCGACGAACATCCGGCAAAGCCGATTGGGTAGGACTTTATCGCAGACCCAGACGCGTTGCAAAAGTGGGGGCGTGCGGATGGCCGCCACATAATCGGTGTGTTTGAGGATAACAACGCAGATAATCCACTTGCTCTTATGCGTAATACGTGGGAGGAGCTTAAGAAACGGAACCGGCCGCGCCTCACCTACGAACTTGACGCTGTCCTACTCGAATCCCTGACCGGGTATGAGCATACAAAGGTAAGGCTCGGGGATACCATCGTCGTAAAGGATATGAGCTTTGTCCCGTATCTGGCCGTCGAAGCTCGCGTTATCGAGCTGGTCCGCAGCTACGCCGATCCGTCGCAAGACAAGGTGACATTGGGCGAGTTTAAGCCTCTCGACATTCAGAGTAACGAGTTAATACGGAGGCTTTCCGATATCATTTCGCGGAATTCCGGCAAGTGGGAAGCTATTGGCGACGGTGAGCAAATTTACAAGGGTCCGACACCGCCCGCCAACCCCGCGAAAGATACGATTTGGTTGGATACATCAGTAGAGCCGAACGTATTCAGACGCTATGACGGTAAAACTTGGGTTGCGACAAGTCCGACCAAGCCGGGAGATATCGGGGCTGAAACGCCGCAGGGCGCGCAAGACAAGGCGAACAAAGTCAAGGACGACGTAGCTAACGGGAGGATCAGCATTCCTGCGGACTCCCTAAAAGGGATCATGGACGTTGCCCGGACAAAAATCCGGCAAGGCTCGAATATGTACTGGGATTCAGGTGGCCTCGTCATGGTCAATCCGAAGAATGCTAACGAGCGTGTGCGGCTGTCATCCGGTGGCATCGGCGTAAGTACCAACGGCGGGGCATCGTACCAAACGGCCATGACCGGTGCTGGAGTCGTGGCCGAGCGGATTGTCGGAAACGTAATCTCGGGAGTCACGCTGTCCGGCGTAAACCTAACCACATCCAAGGACATCCGCGTCGGCAACAGGATTTACCTCGGCACTGCGGGAGGCGGCGAAAAGAGCCTAGTTTTTAACGAGAACCGAGGCGTTGGGATATACGGAGGCGGCGGACAATATGGCTCGGATATATCCTTACAGGGAAACGGCTTAAACCTCCGTGTAGATCGTGTGTTTTTCGGACGCAATGCAAAAACGGAGTATACGCAGGACCGGTTCACGCTCCGGAACAACTCGCAGGCATCTGCGGTTTTGAGCTCAAGGCAGCGACTCGGACCAAAGTCATGGACGAGGGTAAATTTCAACGAAGCGTATGCGGATAACTGGAACGAGTTTAACCGGTCCGCAAACCGGTTTGTCGTAGGTATGGACGGTACTTACCTCGTACAGTTGTCACTCGGGTTCAATCTTGAGGATACACATAACGGGCCGCATCGGGTATCCATGGCCGTATATAAAAACGGAACAGAATACTCTCAGGTATTTTACACCACCTACGCAAATGACATTTTGATAGCTACGGGTACCTGTATTATATACGGAGCCAAGCGCGGCGACTACATCGAGGGACATGCGTATACCACTAGCCTGAGCGCGTATATCTCGGCAGATTCAAAAATATCCGCAATGAAAATATGGCGATTGGGGTGAGGAAGATAGAACGATTTAACATAGCTTTGGCTATCACGGGACTTTTCCCCGAAGCGGATTCATCGCGTGATTTTATCGTTATGGATGATGGGTATGGGAATCAATGGATTGCCGAGTGGCATCTGGACGCTCCGATTCCAACAAAAGAAGAGTTGCGGGAAGGGTACAAAAAATACCTCGAGGCGGAAGCGAAGAAACCAAGGCCGGCGAGCCTAAAGGAGCTCCGATTAGAAAAAGACCTCGCAATCGTGGAGATTACTCGGGCGCTGGCGGGAAATACGCGGGATGCATTTACGAAGGAGTCCAGTGTCGTCGGTACGTGGCTCCGGCAGATAAAGCAAGAAACGGCAACGATCGAGGATGTACCGGACTTTTATAATCTGCGTGAAGTGGTTTCGAAATTTATAGAGGAGGATGGATTGTGGAACGTATAGACACCGCATTAAAAACAGGGGTTGCAAGTGTAGGCGGCCTCACATCTTTTTTGTTTGGGGCTGGCCGATGTTACTACAAGTATTACTCGTAATGGTTATCGTGGATTATGCGACCGGCTTAATGGCCGCCGGAACGCAGGGAGGTCTCAAAAGCGAGGTCGGCCTAAAGGGGATTGCCCGCAAGGTATTTATCTTTTTTATCGTGGCCGTTGCGCATCAGATCGATCTCATTCTCGGCAATCAGCACATGATCCGGGATGCTACGCTGTTTTTCTACGTGGCCAATGAACTGCTGTCGATAATTGAGAATGGTGGTAGGCTCGGCGTACCGCTGCCTGACGTAATCAAGCAGGCGGTGGGCGTATTAAAAGGAAAAACAGAAGGGGGAAACAAGAATGAGTAAACTATGCTTAGATTTTGGTCACGGAGGGAAGGATTCTGGAGCAGTTGGGCACGGGATGAAGGAGAAGGACATCGTGCTGGACGTTGGTCTAAGAACGCATAAGATATTAACTAACGCCGGGATTGACGTCCTGCTCACGCGCTCAGATGATACCTTCGTTGGGCTGTCTGACCGGGCCAGAAAAGCGAACAGCTGGGGCGCAGATTTATTCGTCTCTCTCCACAACAATTCGGGCGGCAGTCCATAGCGAAGTAGCTCCGCTGTTCCGACGTGACCGAGGCATGAAACAAGCAAACCTAGCTGTATTGCGGGAAACAAGGATGCCGGCGTGTCTACTGGAACTTGGGTTTATCGATAATGCCGAAGATGCAGCCGACTTGGCGCGGGATGACTTCCGAGACAAACTGGCCGTGGCTATTGCAAACGGAATCTTGAAAGCATTCGGTATGGGAACGGTTAGTCATCAGGGGGCAGGGCGGCCGGTTGACGCGGGGATTGCCGAGAACGTGATTAATTCGTTTCTGGTCAAGGGGCGGTACGATGCCCACGCCGCAGGAAATACGCAATCCCGTGACTGGATTCGTCTTTGCGAGGACGAACTTCGGGCATCTGCGGGCTTGCACCCGGCAGGACCGGGCAGACCGCTTAACCCGGATATTGCTCAAAACGTGATTAATTCGTTTCTGGGACCGGGTTGGAAGGACGCGGACGAGGCGGGAAATACGGAGTCGCGCGACTGGATTCATCACTGTGCGAATGAGCTGCGGAAGGCGTCGGGGTTGCCGACGGAGGATTGACGGGTGGACCCGCAGGCGACGGGGCTTGCGAGTCCTCTTTATTTGCACATTTCCGTATCCTTCGTTGCTTTGGAAAAACTCTTGCACCACACTCAGAGCCTGTGTTATAATTCAATTGTCGCACACCACTTGGTGAGCGTGGTTTGAAACATACATTTCCATTTGGAAAGAGCGAAACCTACCTTTAGGACGAAGATAGGTTTCGCTCTTTTTTCAGGGATATCAATCCATGTGCTGCACTTCTTCCAGCAGTTCATCTATATCTTCTTTATTCACGGCATGCTCCTTAAGTTTACTTAAGAACTTTAACATGCCTTCCTTAGTTGCTTCTCCGTACACCACAGTTGCAGTGTCGGTTGTTACAAGTAAAGCTAAATTGCTCCCCCGAATTTCAATTTCCAGCCGCAGAAGCATTTCACCGGTGTTCAGGATGTCAGCAATTTGTAACGCTGACATCCTCCGGTTTTGGTTTGCTTTGTAAATAGTATTAGATGACATCTCATTCATCCTCTCTTTTTAGGTTATCTCTATATCTTGCGCTTCTTCTAGGGCTTTTTCTATGGATTTTTTGTGAGTTTCTTCTGACGCATTACGCGCAAGGGCTTTGAGAAACTCAATCATACCCTTTTTGTCCGCCTCGAAGTATTCGAGGTCGTATCTGTAGGGGCCTCCCGATAGGTACACAGATGAACCCCACTCTGTACCTATTTTTATTTTACACCGTTCCTCTTTCGAGAAACGTTCAAATCTTTCTGCCTCTGATGTTTCTATTTTAGATAAGATTTCTAGGAATTTGTTTGCAATCACATTTCTATATTCTTCTATGCGTTCCTGATCGTCTATGCCTACCGGCTCTAGGTGATCAGAATTAAACTCAATCTTCTTCACATCCCTCCAATGCTCAAATTCGTCTGCCCTGTCTAGGATGTAACAATCCCATCGCTCTGGTCCATCATGGAATCCATCGCTACCCTTACAGGTATAATCCGTGTATGAGTTTAATTTAACGGTACTGCCTGCTGGCAGTTTTACATCAGAATCTTCATACTCGACAGTAGTCCGGGCATATGCCCCTACTTTCTGCCATCTGGCTCTTTCGAGCCTCTTTTCTAAATAATTAATTTGGGCTTTTAAGCCCTCGATTGTCAGCTGTAATACACTACGACGCTGATAATCATAGATTTCATCCATCTCCTTAACGATGCGATCGATCTCGCATTGCCTGTTGAAGATCATAAACTCTAGCGCGCCGGGGTATTTATCATCTAGCTTCATGACAAAAGTAATTCTTTCGTCGTAAAGGTCATAGAAATCTTCTCCATATAACGAGAAGTAATCTAGATTACCCTCGTCGTCAAACTCGACGCTATATATGGAATACGCTTTTTCTGGGTTGTCATCTAGAATCATCCAAAATGAATCTAGGTTTTTTATTTCTTGTTTCACCATTTCTTTATCGAGGACCTTGTAAACGGCCCCATCCCCTAATTCGATTAATTCCCCTACTTTTAAATCCATAATTTTTTTCATTTTCAATTCCTCCTTGTTATTGGTACGCTTAACGTTCCGACTATAACTATAATAACATGGTACGCAGGACGTGTCAAATGTTTTTTGGAACTTTTTACGTACCGGGTTTTATGTTATATTAATGGGGAGGAGGTGCGTAATGAGAAAGCTAACCGTACGTATAAAACTAGCTGATTTATTAAAAGAGCATGGCATGTCTAACCGGGAATTAAGCCGCCTGACGGGGATACGACACCCGTCCGTGAACGAAATGTGTCTGAATAAAACGCAACGGCTACCGTTAGAAAATCTGGCGGCCATTTGCGAGGTTCTGGGTGTCGGAATAACCGATGTACTGGAGCTGGTGGACGCGGAAACCGAAAATGAAAAGACCACGGGGGAATAACGTGGTCTTAATCATGGTGCGGGAACAATCCGCAAGTTTTTTACTGTTGCGGTGCGTTCTTTGCTTGTTTTCTTCTGCGCCACTCCCGGCGTTTCTGATTCCGCGCCGGATTGATAGTATCCTTGTTAGCAGTGTAATACTCTAGGCTTGTCCGCCTATCATGCTCAGCCGCGTGAATAGGCTGGCAGTCTGGGCAGAAGCGTTGGAGTCCCGCATTAACTACGTACGACTTGCCGCAACGCTCGCATGTGTCTGTACTCCCTAACGCTCTGGTTGCTCCTTGGCGTTTCCGGCGCTTGTATTCTACGTAGGTTTTCCTAGTACGTTCTGCCCGGCACGTCGGACAGTAGTACGCGCGTGGTCCGCCTTGAAAAGAGGCTTGGCACTGTCTGCATGTTCGATCTTGGAGCATCGCCTACACTCCTAGCGATTCTATCACTGCGATTCTCTCAGCCGCGCTCCAGCCTTCGACTTTGCGAGACAATGTTTCTCGCTCTTCCGGTGTCCCTGTAGCGGCATCCACAATGGATTTTGGCATATATTTTACGGTCACTGGTGATAGCGTTGATCCGCAAACTACCTCACCCAAAATCATTTTTTCAATATCGGAGAGTTCTGGGACGGGCGTCAGTTTCATGATAATGTCGAATCTTTCGACTATATCTCCTAAACGAGCCGAAAACTTTCCTTCTCTGCCGTTAGCTTTTCCACATTCTTTCGCCAACTTCTCCAGCGGCTGGTTCATCCAAACTGTTTTTCTTGCCATTTCAATTTCCTCCTTATTTTTAAGGAGAGCCGAAGCCCTCCGGATTTTAGAATATCTTTGCAATTACTACAGCGTCCTCGATAACGATTTCGCCGTAATCGGCGTCCGAATGGTTGCGGACGTTGTTGCCTGCAATTACGTAGCAATGCTCCGTTAAAAAGCATCTTCTACAGTCTTCTTGCTCCGCGTCCCAAGCAGAATATTCGTAGGTGTTTTCGTGGGCCATGTCCCACGCAGACGTTCCATCCAACTTCTCCATTTCCCAGTATTCGTCTGTCCCATAGTCCGGGAATTCCCGCTCATCCTCGCGATCGGCGTTATGGCGGCTGCATTCGCAAATTTCGCCGATCTCACGTTCCTTGTCTTCAAATCGAAGACCGATGAACTCGTAACCCGTTTCCCAATTGTCTGGAGTTCTTACATTTGCTTCATAAATCTCTTTTACTTTTCGGTACATCTCAACAATATTCAT